TAAGTGTAGAGTTTAGATGGAACTAAAGACTAGGACTAGTTGCTTTCTTAATGAGTTTTACTTTGATCAGTTTCTTGTGTGTTTTAAAAGCTACAAGTACTATGGCAACACTAGACAGTTTCGGGTGTATAACTACGACAATCTATCTCAAGAGCGTGTAGATAAACTCACAGGCTTAGGCATAGAGGTGGTGAATGTAGAGCAGGGCGACATGTCTTACAATCTATACATACTACAGTATGGGTTTAAGTGGAAGGGACTACTAGAATCAGACTGCGACAAAGAACTATTAATAGATGCTGACACTCTATTCTTAGATAATGTAGATGATGTGCTGGATGATATGCAGCATGGAGCAGCTGTAGTCCCAGAGTTTGCTGAGGCAGGTCACAGATTAGGTTACCTGTTCAATATAGGGTTTATGGGTATAGGTAAGAAATTCAAAAAAAACCTGGCGGTTTCCCTTAATATGATGCGAGCTAATCCTGATCGACTAGAAATGGAATCATTATGCGATCACGTTCATAGCAACAACATACCAGTACAGGAGCTAGACTACACTAAGTATATGCACCTCTGGTGGAATCATAGTCGTATTGGCAAAAACTTAAAGGTGGTGGATGGCAAACCTGTAGTCACTTTAGACAATGGTGAGCGTGTAAGGTTCTATCACTTCACTACACACATGGATCCATTCAAAGGATCAGGCGTCCTTAGGCTAAACATGGATGAGCATACTGCAACTCGCATGTGGATGAAACGACATAACAACCCAGTTGTACTCATATACAACTACCTTAAGATATACGAAGACTTTAATACAATCGAAGAAACAACAGAAGAATGGAGAATCAAATAAAATATGCTCAGATAGATCCTAACGGACTATGTAACGCAGGGTGCTGGTTTTGTCCAGTTGCCTATATTGGAAACCCTAAGGAGTATGTAAATCAAATGACACCTGATGAGTTTGCTAATGTGATAGATCAGGTTATGATTAATAAGGGTGGTATAGTTGCAGACTCCTTCAATGGCATCTACACCTCTCACTACAACGAGGCTCTACTGTATAGATACTTCCAAGAAATGTTACAGGTGCTTAGAGAAGCTGGTCTTGGTATGATGGTTCTCACAAATGGAACACCATTAACACCAGATAAGGTTGAGATCATTAATGAGTATCAGGATGTGGTTTGGGGAGTTTGCGTTAATGCGCCAGTATGGACCAGTAAGGAGTTGTTCGCTAAGAGAACTAACATGCAGGAATCAATGTTTATTAAGCTCAAGACAAATGTATCGTATGCATATGTCAACCTTAAAAACAAAAACCTACTGTCTGTCCAGGTAAACGGACACGATAGGGAGTCAGGAGCGCTCAAAGGTCCTAAGTTCCCAGACATCTCAGACACAGAGCTAGACGAACAGGTTGCAGCTGCTAAGGAATTGTTTCCTGAAGCAAACGTATTCAAGCAACCTCACCTTATAGATCGTGTAGGACTTGTAGATGACTACATTAGTTCATCGCCATTCATACAGCCAGACAAGAAAGTTGTTGGGTGCCTAGGAAAAAGAGATACCGAGTGGATACATGTTAACGCACACTCTGATCTATTCCTTTGCTGTAACGATTATCATATGGAGTACAAGTATGGCAACCTAAAAGAAAACACACTACAAGAACTCTGGATGAGCGATAAGCACAACGAAGTGCTTCAAAAAGCATGGGGGTCTATATGTAAAACTTGTACCTCAGCAGTGTATGAATAAACAAAAAGTGTTATATTTGTATCAGTAATCAAATACAATATAACATGATTGAAAAGAGTATAGACTTCGATCAGGAAGCAAAAGACAAATTGCAGGTCGGAGTCAACAAAATTGCTAACGCTGTCAAGTCAACACTAGGGGCAGCAGGAACCACAGTAATCCTTGAAGACGACCTTGGACGACCTCATGTAACAAAAGATGGGGTGACTGTAGCACGTTACATTAACCTATCAGACCCTGTAGAGCACTTGGCTGCTGATATTGTAAAGCAGGCGTCTATACGTACAGCTGATGAAGCAGGTGATGGTACAACCACGTCTATCGTTTTAACGCAGGCTATCGTAAACGAAGCGACTAAGGTTCTAAAAGAGAAGCCAGACCTCAACCCTACAGTTATTCGTAAGGTGATCGAGGATGGAGTTGATTTGGTTTGTGAGTTTCTTGAAAGTAAGGCAAAGCCAGTTACAACTGAAACACTTATTGATGTTGCTACCATTTCCGCTAACAACGACTTAGAGCTGGGAACAATTATCGCTGAGGCGTATGATAAGGTTGGGGTAGACGGTGTTGTGACAATAGAGGAGTCGATGGGTGCACAGACCTACGTTGATGTGGTAGAAGGCACTAGAATCAAGAGAGGATTCTTCTCACCATACATGATAACTGATAAAGAAAAAAATCAGGCAATCTTAGAGAGCCCATTGGTTCTAGTTTCCGATAAAAAGGTGAATACAGTGGAAGATATAGAGCTACCACTAAAGTTTGCTATGCAGTCTAAACGACCCTTGCTAATTGTAGCAGACGTGGAAACGGCAGTAATGAATACCCTCAACGTAAACAAAGCAAGAGGTGTTCTTCAAGTTAACGTGTTAGCTCCAGAGGGTGTAGGTCTAAATCGTTTTGAGTTGCTAGAAGACTTAGCGGTTATGACTGGCGCTGTAGTAGTATCAGATGAAACAGGTAATGACTGGAATGGTGTGACAGCTGAGTTTCTTGGCGAAGCCAAAAAGTCGGTGTCAACTAACAAGGAAACAATCCTGACTCTCAACCTAGAAAAAACTGCTGACGCAGTTGAAGAACAAGCTGAGCGTGTAAGAAGCATACTCACAAACAAAGAAGACACTGACAACGACTGGCATTATAAGGATCGACTATCTCGTCTAGCTGGAGGAATCGCTGCGATCTACGTAGGCGCTCTTACAGAGGTCGAGATGAAGGAAAAGAAAGACAGGGTAGATGACGCTGTATGTGCCACTAAAGCCGCCTTAGAGGAAGGGATATTGCCTGGAGGAGGAACTGCACTTGCTCATGCGGCAACCAAGATATTTGGAATGATTAGTAAAGGTAAGACAGAAGAAGATCAGGAAGGATTGTCTATATTGTGGGCAGCATTGTTTGCGCCTATCGAAACCATTATGACAAACTCTGGTGTGCAGAACACGGACGACATTCTGGAGATTATTCAGAACTGCGGAAGGTTTACCACTGGGTATGATGTGAAGAAGAAACGTGTACGTAATATGTATACAGCTGGAGTAATAGATCCTCTTAAGGTGACTAAGAATGCCCTACGCAATGCTGCGTCAGTGGCTACAACGATATTGCAAACAAACTGTGTAATCTCAAACAAACGTGCATGAAAGCTATAGGATCATTTGTAGTCGTAGAGACTGAGAAGGAAGAGGTAAAAAACTCTATGGGTCTCATCATGACAGAGGCTAACGAGAAGACAATACGTTATAAGTTAGCTAAGGTTAAAAGTGTAGGAGATGATGTCACAGGAATTGATGTGGGGGATTCTGTATATTATGATTCCGCTGCTGGTTCTGATATTAGAATTCAGGGACAGAAGCTAGTCGTAGTGCATGATCGCAACATCGCTATCGTCGCGTGAGACTCTTTGAGTTTGAAGATGACAAGTTCTGTCTTGTAACAGAACACGATTTTCAGGGGATGGATTTCGTATGGTATTCGTCCCCTGTTAATCATTATGACATCCGAGAATGTTATGCACGCATAGCAAGTTTTGACCAGCTCGAATACTATGCCGAAGTTTTTCTGTACCTTAATCCCGATGTTGATAAGAATCTACTAGCTGGTATATTCCAATGGGTAGCCAATAGAGAGAATGGCAAAACTGTAAGAACCTATGGAAAGGCTAGAGTAAATGACATGATAGGTAAAGTGTATCATGAAAGATCAACGCCTTGGTGCAGAAGAATGAGAAGGGTGATATTTAATCCTGATAAAATTATTTCTGCTGAAGATAAGATGAGCGTTACAGCTCAGATAGTTGGTCGTGGTATATCTTACACAGAAACAGATCTCATTCAGACTATTCAGTTTATGAGTAGAAACAGAATGATTACTACGCAAGACACTGTGTCTAAAGAGATGGGGTGCAGCGTAAGAACAGTTCAAAGGTTGATGAATCAGTCACACAAGTACACAATGAGAGTCAACAATGAAAGAATCAAAAGAGAAAACAAAATAGAAAAGGTGATCGAATGGATAGATCTTCTATCTAGTGACGGTAACACACTTAAGATGAGGTACTTAAAAGAAATGACAAGCGTAAGGGACTACTCAATAATTAAAGAGGCTCTTCATCGTTATGAGAATCAGCTGTAGTCTTATTGTTCATCTTTCTGATTAGGTTCCTGTAAATCTTATCCATGTAGTTTTCACCCTTCATAATCTTATTACGGTATGGATCTTCAGATATCAATTCTAGCCCTAATAATTTTTTATATGTATGAGAGCATATAAGCTTTGCTTTCTGAGTTAACTCGTATAGCTGCTTGTGGTTTGCTTTCTTACCGTTCCTCCAGATCCTTATTAGTCCACGATCATTCATGGATTTAAATCTTCTTTTGTCCCACATCATAGACTCAGCGTAGTCATTGAACAGGTCTTTATCAAAAACCTTTTCGTCATACAGGAAGAGGATCATCTCTAGCTCTGTAACACTTAGATCGTACCTTTTCTGTATGTAATAACGTACCACCCTCCAGTTCTTAAGGAAGTCAAACTCTTTCTCTCTTGATGTGTATGTAGGGGTTTTTCTTGGTTTCTTCTTTACGTAGAAGCGGTTGTACATGTGATTCAATTAAAGTTGGTCAAATCTACAAATTTTAAAATTCTTATCTTTGCTACAACTAATATAGACCTATTATGGCAGCAAGACTAGACAAATCTAAGATGGCATGTAACAGTCCACGTAAGAGTCCAAACCCCAAGAAAAAGAAGGTGGTTAAGGCTTGCTCTGGGGGTCAAGAAAAAATAATTCACTACGGAGCTTCAGGATATGGACACAACTATTCTGATGCTGCACGTAAGTCATTCAAAGCCAGACACAAATGTGGAGAGGCTAAGAATAAGTTGTCTGCTCGATACTGGGCATGCAAAGATCTTTGGGCTGGTAAAGGAGGCTCAACTAAATCATCACCAAAAAGCAAAAAAGGAAAATACTAATGGCAAAGAAAGAAAGAACAGCACGCATTCCAGTGATGGACAAACGCTCACAGAACCAACCACAACCTGCTGAGGTGTATGAATCTTACAACGTAAAGAATAGTACGATTGATATGCTATCTCAGATTGCACCTAAGAAGAAGTTGACAAAAGATGTAGAGCTTTACAATCCAAAGACTAAGAAGAGTAAAATGATCTATAAACCTGGATACTAATGATTAAGGGATTTAAAAATCACAAAGGTCTTGGGGACACGGTAGAAGCTGTGACCCGTGTGACAGGGATCAAGGGTGTTGTAGACTTCGCAGCAAAGAAGGCAAAAAAAGATTGTGGATGTCAGAGCAGAAAAAAAACATTAAACGAATTGTTTCCGTATGGCAACAAAAAGTAAAACGAAAGCGAATAGAGGTAACAAGATCTGTCCAGCTGGTATTGCTTGGGCTAAGCGTACCTTTGATCGGTATCCCAGCGCTTATGCTAATATGGCTGCATCAAAGTATTGTAAAGATCCTAACTACGCTAAAGGCTCTAAAAAGAAAAAGTAAGTATGCCTAGTATAGATATAAACAACGATGGAAAAGCTGACTTCAGCATAAACATAACACAAATCATTACGGTTGTAACCTTGATCGTGTCTATGGCTGGTAGTTACTATAGTCTCAAGGGAAGGCTTGATGCTATGGAACTAAAGGTTCAGCAAGCTATGGAGATGCCAAAACAAGATATTAGCATGAAAGACATTGATGCTATGCAGCGTGAGATAGACCTTAAGATTGATAAGGTGGCAATACAGGCTTCTGAAAACATGGACGAAATAAAGAGTGTCGCAAGGGAAATGCGAACACAGTACAAAAGAAACCGATAATGGGTGAACTTAAAAAATGGCGTGATGAGAAATGGGTTAGAATATCTACCAGTGGTAAGATCATGGGCGAGTGCGGTACAAGCAAGGATAAGAAAAATCCAGACCGTTGCCTTCCTCTCTCAAAAGCACGTTCTCTTTCCCAAGCCGAAAGAGCCAAGACAGCTAGAAAGAAAAAGTCTGAAGGGGGAAAGAAGAAACAGTTTGTCTCAAACACAAGAAAAGCAAAAGTAAAACGCAAGTAATATGGAAACGATTTTTATTTTGATCACGATTGCAGCAGTGTCTTGGATTGGATACAAAGGATACAAGATGCTATCAGAAGACCCTGTAGTAGAAAAGAAGCCAAAGAAGAAGGGTGGTGCATCAAGTACCTCTGAGGCAGTTACAGGTGAGAAAATCAAACAAGCAAAGTAGTGGAAGATTTGAAGATATACGGATTAAACATAGCAGCTATAACAGGCGCATCAATCAGTGAGATCAATCCGATCTTGTCTACTCTAGTGTTGTCTGCAACGTTATTCTACACTCTTATACAGATATACGAAAAGCTAAAGAAATGAAATACTTTACTAACGAAGGCGATTTTAAAGGACAGATGGACAAGATGGATCCAAAGCTTTTATCTATGCTAGACGAGCTTAGAGAGGAGTACGGAAAGGCTATTGTCCTAACGTCACACTACAGGTCACCAGATCATCCTATAGAAGCAAAGAAGGACAAGCCTGGAGAGCACACTTATGGAGCTGCTGTTGACATTGCTTGCGTTGGAGGAGAGAATACATTCAATCTAGTGGCAGCAGCAATCAAGGTTGGATTTAGACGTATAGGTATTTCAAGAAAGAATAACTTTGTTCATGTAGGTATCGGATATCCTGATGCTCCTGACACAACAATATGGACGTACTAGGATGGCAAAAAAAAAGTTCAAAGACACGAAAGTGGGACAGTTCCTACTTCAAAAAATCCCAGGGGTCGTAGGCGCACTAGCTGAAGAGACACCCATACCAGCAGTCATTGAGGCTATCATTGGTGGATCAGAACTTCCTGCCGAAGACAAAGAGGTTGCCTTGAAAAAACTAGACCTTGAAAGAGCAGAGATGGATGGTATAACCAGACGTTGGGTTGCAGATGCAAGATCAGGCTCTTGGCTAGCTTCAAATGTACGTCCACTTACATTAGTTTTTTTAACGGTTGCTTTTGTAGTTGGATGGGGTTTGCAACTATCTGAGTTAGATGTAGTTAAAGAGCTGTTAACGATTGTCTTCATAGGCTACTTCGGAAGTCGTGGGGCAGAAAAGATAATGGGTAACAACAAACACAAGTAAGATTGGCTAGGATTAAAACATATAATCAAGACGTCAAAGTCACTAAGGATGATAAGTTAATTGGAACTAACACCAATACTGGTGCTACTCAAAACTTTTCATTAAGCAGCATTGTGGACTTCATAAATAATGAGGGACAGATAAAAATGCCTGATGGAGCTTTGTTTCGTTTTCAAACTTTTGATCCTGATCATACTGATCCTGTAGGTATACTTAATCTTACCAGAGATGAAAACACTGTAGAGACAAACTACTCAGCAGTAACAACTGTTTATGTCTCCAAAAAGATGCAGGGTGGAGACACTGTAGGCGATTATATCGATGCTTTTAACAACGGTACTATTAAAATATCAGAGCAAGGTAATCTTAATAGCTTTGGAATATTCCTTGTTTCAGATGTTGTTGATGATGACAATGACAAGTACACAAAACTCACCTTAACACATGACAAGTCAGTTGGCACATTGTATCCAGGAAAGTATTACTACGTGTCTTTTATGTTGGACGAGGGTGATATTAATATTGGAAGCTACAGTGTCACAGATTTACAGGGAGTAGAGGACGCTGGGTCTGGTAGGATCATGACAGTTGAAGAGCGTGGTCGTTTAGCTAACATAGAGGATAACGCAACGCAAGATCAATCTGATGAGGAGATTGAAACAGCTTACAACAATCGAGTTAGTCAAGCTACAGCAGACGAACTTACTAATGGTACAGAGACTGAGGTAAGAAGATTCTCTCCTGCCAACGTAAAGAGTATGATTGACGAACACGCTAACAGTGTTCAGTATGTACACAATCAATCTTTAGCCTCAACGACATGGACAATAAACCACAACCTAGGAAAGTATCCTGCCGTGAGCATTAAGTTCTCAAGCAGTGATCAAGTCTACTCTAACGTAGGCGCTTTTGCTGGGGTAACATATACAAACGAAAACTCAATAACTATTAACCTTGCAGCCGCAGAAAGTGGCTATGCATACCTAAACTAAAGACATGGCTATACCAATTCTTAACCACTTAGACTTACGAAATGTGTCAGAGCTGCAAAATGCTATTGTACACAAGACTACATCATCCTCAGCTTCAACAGCTGCTGGTAAAATTATTTTTGACACAGGAGACAACCTCCTTAAATTCTACGACGGATCAGCATGGAAAAGTGCAGCTGGGGATATTACAGCTGTAAGCATCGTAGCTGACGACTCTAACTCTGTTGCAGCATCTACAGGAGACTATAACCTTACTATTGCAGGAGGGACAGGTCTAACTTCATCTGTAGCTGGCACAACCCTTACTATCAATCTTGATGACACTGCGGTATCGCCTGGAACATTTGGCTCTTCAACGGCAGTTTCTCAAATAACGGTAGACCAGCAAGGTCGTATAACTGCGGCTAACGAGGTATCTATATCATTAAGCAATACTATTTCTGATGGTACAACAACATCTACGCTAAGCACTGGAGATACCTTGACTATTGAAGGTACAGATAATCAAGTAACTGTTTCTAATTCAGACAACACTCTAACACTTGGACTTCCTGACGATGTTAATATTGGAGGAAATGTTGTAATCTCTGGAGATCTTACGGTGCAAGGAGACACTGTTACTTTAAACACCGAGACTTTAACGGTAGATGATAACATCATTGTCCTAAACAACAATGTAACAGCTGCTCCAACTGAGAATGCAGGGATAGAGATTGAGAGAGGAACGTCTGATAATGTATCTATTCGTTGGAATGAATCTACAGATCGCTGGCAGTTTACAAACGACGGGTCTACATATAACAACATTGCCACAGCTGCTGACTCTGAATACAAGGCAAGCTTCCCATCAGCTGCAACAAGCGCAGGAGATAATATCACGATTACGCATAGCTTGAACACTAGAGATGTTATTGTGCAGTTCTACGCTAACGTTGCTGATCTTGATGGAGACAGTACAGATGAGGTTACACAATATGAGGAGTTGATGTTTGCCACAACAAGAGCATCAGTAAATACAGTTACTATAACGCCAAACATTGCACTAGCAGCAAACGCAGTAAGAGTGTTGGTTAAGTCTGTATAATTTAGTAATTTAAAATAAAAATATGTCCGAACTCAAGATACTTGAAGACTTAAAGGTACACGGTGATTTAAAACCAACGGGAGCTATTCATGACTCTGGAGATTCTCCAGGAACAATCGGACAAATACTTCAGTCTACTGCAACAGGAACAGACTGGGTTGATGGCATAGATATAAGCGCAGGAGACGCTGAAGCCATTCACTTAGCTGTAAAAAATACATCGGGAGCTACAATAACAAAAGGTACTCCTGTTTATATTACAGGTAACGTTGGAAATAGTGACCGACTAGAGGTTGCGCCAGCAGATGCTTCGGATGCTTCAAAGATGCCTGCTGTTGGACTTTTAGAGTCTGACCTAGCTAACAATGCACAAGGATATGTAGCGCAGGGAGGATATTTAAAAGGTTTAGCCACCGCTACTATTGATGGAACTTCAACTTCATCTAATGACACTGTATATGTAAAAGCTGGAGGTGGGCTTACAATGACAAAGCCTACTGGAACTAACTACATTCAGAATGTTGCAAAAGTAGCAAGGGTTCACGCTAGCAATGGATCTCTTGTAGTGTCATCTATTCTTAGAACGAATGATGTGCCTACTCCTTTATACATAGACCACACAAATCAAAGGTTAGGAATAGGCGAAACGAGTCCTGGCAGAAGGCTACACGTTAAATACTCAGCACAAGGAGTAGCAAGGTTTGAAAGTACATCTTCTACAAATGGATTTATAGACATAAAAGATGCAAATACAACTGCAGATAACAAAGTTAGATTTGGTGCAGAAGCTGATGATTTACTTCTTTTTGCAGGCGGTGCAGAGCGCCTGCGTATTGATTCGAGTGGCTACGTTGGTATTGGAACAACCAATCCTTCTGTTAAATTAGATGTAAAGGATACTTTAAATAGTGCACGTCCGGTAAAAATCGGAACCACAGGTAATAGTTACACAGCTATTGATATTTACACTAATTCCATAGCCGCAGGTAATCTGTATTTAATTGGATACGGAAGCGGCAATCCTCAAGATGGAGCTTTTGCAATAAAAAATAATTCATCTCATACTACGACTAATAGTACTGCAGGTGATATTTGGTTTGCAACTGGTGGTTCTTCAACAGAGAGATTAAGAATAAAAGGCAGTTCAGGCAACGTAGGAATAGGTACTAATAGTCCTGATGCTAAACTTCATATTAACGGCGGAACTGGCGGAGATACTGCAAAAGTAATAGTAGGTGGTAATGATGCTATAATAAAGCTAGGAGATAATCAGGGAGGTGGACCTCACGGTTTACAGTTTGATGGAGTTAGTGGTGTTGATGGTATGTCTATGTATTACCGTACAACCCCCCAACATATAGTGTTTGAAGATAGCACTGGTACGAGTGGTAACAGCATAATGGTTATTGAAAGGGGAGGAAACGTCGGAATTGGAACGACTTCTCCTTCTTATAAGTTAGATGTAGATGGTACAGCTAGATTACAAGTAGCAACAAGTGCTGACCTTACTTTTGAGCAGGGTGCTAACCAATATCAAGCATCTATCAATTCATCCAATCATTTAGTTTTACAATCAGCAGCCAATAATCAAGTTATATTTAGATCTGGCGGTACAACTAATATGATTGTTGACGGAACAAGCAACAACGTTGGAATCGGCACGACTTCGCCTTCTTCTACTTTACACGTGGCTGACACTGGAAATGCAGAGATTTTAATTCAAAGAGCCTCGGGCGCTGGAGTATTAATTCAATCTCAAGCATCAGTAGGTGTTGTAGGGACAAACACAAATAATAGGTTAGATTTAAAAACGAACGGTGGCACTAGAGCAACTATTTCTACAGATGGCAACGTAGGAATAGGTACGACTTCTCCCGACACTATTTTACATATTGAGTCTACTAGTGCAACAGGCGCTATATTAAATTTAGAAACCACCCATTCAGGAGGAATACCTATATACAATATGAAGGGTGCGCATTCTGCGCAGTTAAGATACCAAGACGAAAATGGTAACAACCAAACTAGAATTGACTTTTTAGACGCAGGTGCAATGTCTTTTATTGACGCTGCTAATGGTAACACTAGGATAGCAATTAAGTCAAGCGGAAACGTAGGAATCGGCACAGGTTCGCCAGGACAAAAACTTCATGTAGACGGTAATATCAGAGTCGGAGATTCAGCAGATGCTATATACTCTAATAAATTTTATGGGCTATCAAACACTTCTGTTTACTTACAATCTAACAGCGGCTATCCAATAATTTTTAACGCTGGTGCATCTGAAAAGATGCGCATTACAAGTAGCGGCAACGTAGGAATCGGAACGACTTCGCCTGCTGTTGAACTTGAGGTTGATGGACATATAATGTCTGACACCCATTTTAGGTCTTCAGACACTAACGCAACTCTTTCAGCTCAAGACGGGGGAAATGTTTTCTTAAGACCAAACGGGTATTCGAATACATCTGGACAAGTTGTAGTAAAATCCACAGGCAACGTAGGAATAGGTACGGATTCACCTGGCGCAACGTTACAAGTGGGTGATGGTACGGTGGATGAAAACATAAGAGCGTATTATAATGACAATACCTTTACGGAACTTAGAGGTTATGGAATCCAAACAAATAGGGGCACTGCTTATTTTAGACCTACGGTAGATAATACTCAATCTTTAAGAATTGGGTATAATTATTTACAATGGCAGACTCTTTCATTTGATGCTACTACAACAACATTTAATGTAAATGGGAGTGAAAAGTTGCGTATCAATTCTAGCGGGGACGTAGGAATCGGAACGACTTCTCCCAGCGAAAAACTTCACGTTTCAGGTAATACTAGACTTGATGGATTGGTTGGAATAAATGGACCGACAAGTACTGATTACCAACTAAATTTGCAGTTTGACAATACTAATCCAGATGATGATTTTCACTTTGCACAACGTATTGATGGTAACTTTAGTGGCGCCGATAATACCACTGGTGATAGGGAACAAGGGGGTATTTATATAGATATTGATTCGTCAGCAGACGGAGATTCTTCTAATGAGCATAGGTTATACGGAATTTTTAATGATGTAAGATTCACAGGGTTTAGTGATGTTGTCTATGCTGCCTTTAATAGGGCAGAAAGTAATAATAATACAGAAAGCACTTCTGTTCTGGCTGCAGCGTATAACTATGCAGTTCATGATAGCGGAAGCGCAGGAGGTGTTTCTAACCTGTATGGTTCATTAAATTACGGAGTTGTTGATGACGCCGGGGATGTAACTAACGTAGTTGGAAGCATGGGTGCTGCTTTAATATCATCTGTAAGAACTGCAAATATCGGCACTTTAAAAGGAGTTGTTGGGGAAGTTCAAATAGATTCCCCTAATGCTATTACTTATGGGAATGTTTCTGGTGTTGAAGCGATTATTGATAATAACGAGGGAAGCACTCCGACTGGAACAAATACATTTTTATTCAAAGGAAATTATCAAGGAACAAGATACGCAACGAACGCTTATGGGTTATACGTTCAAGGTAATAAGCATTATTTAGAAGGTTCGGTAGGAATAAACACGACTTCGCCTGACGCTAATCTCCATATTTCAGGCATTAGCCAAACAGGATCATTAACCCCATTTAAAATAGAAAATGATACTAATAATCTTAAGTTTTCAGTAAGGTCTGTACTTGGAGATTATAATCTTCAGTTCAAAAATGCAGCTAATACAGTAAAAGTTTTATTGAATTCTAACGGGGATAGCTATCTTAATGGTGGCAACGTAGGAATCGGCACGACTTCGCCTTCTACTAAGCTTGAGGTTAATGGAGCTATAACTTTAACTCATAATACATTTGGTGAAGGATTAATTTTAAATAGAGATCATGCTTCGAATGCTTCTACTATAACATTTAAAAATAATAGTGGTCAAGCAGGTATTTTATATGCTACTTATGCAGATACTACATTGAGGTGGAGAGACGGTTCGTCTTCTAACTCGTATGAAATATGGCATGAAGGCAACGACGGCTCAGGTTCAGGTCTTGATGCAGATACGGTTGACGGAATACAAGCAGCTTCTTTCTTAAGAAGTGATGCAAGTGATTCATTTAGTGGAATCTTAACTGGTACCAACACAGGTGAGAATCTTAAAGTTGGTGGTATTAGAGGTACTACTAAAGGCAGTCAAACTGGACAATACATTCATCTTTATGAAAGAGTGCATGTAGGTGGACCAAGTGGTTGGGGACATTCATCGCACGGTGCACCAAGTAATGGTTTAAGTACTTGGGGTAGTGTAGATTTCGGAATGAACGGAACTGGTGTTATACAACTTGATGGAACTACCATAGTAAACGCGTCAAGAGAACTTATAAATGTCACTAATACAAACTGGGATACCGCATACGGCTGGGGTAACCACGCAAGTGCTGGGTACATTACCGGTATAAGCTTTGCCGATGTAAGCAGTAAACCGGCTTTCATTACAAACTCTAATTTACAATCAAGAGCAACAACAGCTCCAAATACCGCTGGAGACGGAACTGGTGCTAGTTTCCACTACTTATCTAGTGCCGCAACAAACAAACCAGCTGGTACTGACCACTCCTTGCTAACCATGGCATACAGTAATGACTGGCAAACGCAAATTGCTCAAGACTGGAGAAACAAAGGTAGAATGTACTTGAGAGGACAAAGCAGTGGAACTTGGTCTTCTTGGATTAGAGTACATACAACCGATGATTTTAGTACAACAGATGTTTCTAATGGCGCAACCGCATATGGATGGGGTAACCACGCAAGTGCTGGGTACTTAACTGATTCATCCACTCAAAGCAAATACTTAAGAAGTGATGCTGATGATACATTTACTGGTAATCTTACCACTGGAGCAAATAACCATATCACCTTTGGACCTAATTCAACTTGGGGGTCTTCATTAAGAGTAGGGGGGAATGGTCATACTGCTACTGGAACAGAGATGGCTAGTGTTGTTACAACAGATGGAAACTTACATCTTGATGCAGCCGAATCTACTAATGCAACATATTTAAATTATTATGCTGGTACTCGTGGTACTATTTTTGGCAACGGCGATGCTGGCATTGTTGCTAGAATAGACAGTAGCGGAAACCTATACAAAGCTAGCACTGCCACTAATATTACAGAAACATATTGGCACTCTGGTAATGACGGTTCTGACTCAGGATTAGACGCAGATACATTAGATGGTCAGCACGCTTCTTCTTTCTTAAGAAGTGATCAAAATGATACAACATCTGGTATCTTAGGTGTTAACACTACTTCTTTAGAATCAGGAGTATCGTTAACACTTGGCAGAACAAACGGATTGCCTTCCATAAAAGCCGATAGTTCTAACGGTGGGTACTTAATATTAGACAGCAAAAGTAATTTCCTTTCTTTAAATCACTATGTAAACCAGGATGTTGTAATTGGCAATGGAGGTGGTAACGTCGGAATCGGAACGACTTCGCCTAGTGGAGGAGATTACACAAGTACAGCCCCCAAACTTCATGTGAAAGGAGCAGATACTGCAGGTTCTTATACTACAGTAGCACGATTTCAAGCAGGTAACGATAGTGATAACACAGGAGCAGCGGTTTTAATTAATCACAATAACGATAGAGGATTAGCTATTAGAGCAGGTAGAAAAGACTCAGATAGAGCTGTAGCTTATTTTGATTTAATAAGTTCAAGTGGAAGTGCTACTAATATGCTTACTCTTGGTAAGTATGCTAGTGATTTTAGAGTGGGTATTGGAACCACTTCTCCCCTGCAAGCATTTCACACAGATGGAGTTGCTTACTTTAGCGGTGGAACTAACGTTGCTTTCCAGAGTGGTGGTGATGTTCATGCGAGCACGGCTATAGTTATAGACAAGGGATACAGAATAAAAGTAAGAGCAGGAGCATACTTAAGAGATTTAATACATCAAGACTCTTCCACCAGTTTAATAAAGGTTGGACAAAGTGGAACATCTTTAATTACTGGTATAAACTTAGAGCCTGGTCATGACGGTTCCGCTGGGTCTGCACAAGTAAGAGTATATGGTGGTTCAACTGAATATGTTCGCTTTGATGGATACAATAAAAGAGTAGGAATCGGGACGACTTCGCCTTCAAATAAATTACACGTTGTTGGTGGTGCTATTCACGTTAATTCAAGCGGTGATAAACAATTACGATTTTCGGGGACAAATAAAAACACGTATTCATTTGAACACGATACGTCCCGTATTTACATTTACGATGAAACAAATGCGTCCGCTCGTTTCACGATTATGGATAGCGGAAATGTAGGAATAGGCACGACTTCGCCTTTAGTTAAACTAGATGTCAATGGCGACATACAGTCATATGGTACATCTCCAAGAATAGTTCTAAAAGAAACTGGAGCTAATAAAGACTATAATTTAAGAGTATATAGCGGTGGGCGTTTAGCTTTTTTAAACGACAACACTACAACAGAAACAATGTCTTTGTTGCAGAACGGCAACTTAGGAATAGGCACAACTGCGCCTGGAGCAAAGCTTCATGTCTATGATGGAAATATTAGAATATCAAACAGCAATGGAACAAAAGACATAGCTCAGTACTACAACACTATGACCTTTAAGGGTGATAGTAACTGTAAGTTTTACTTTGGAACATCTGAGAACCCATCATATAGCACGCCTCTTCCAGTTCACACTGGTAAGTTAGATGTAACTGGACATATATACGGGGGAGCCGCTGTACAAACAATAACAACAACTAGTGGAACGATAAACCTTGACGCTGAAGACTACGGTGTGTTTAGGTTAACAAGCTCACTTTCAGGAACGACTACACTTAACATTCAAAACATGAAGTCTGGTCAGGTTATAGATGTTATACTTACTGGAGATCAAACGGTAAACTTAACAAGTGATGATACCTCTGAGACTTTCTATAGAATAGGTGAAACAACTTATGATGGTACAGCAACTAATCACTTACAGATTGTTTGTATTAGCGACACAGACTCAGCAGCAATATATCATTTCACTGTAGCAAAAATAGCAAGTAGTAGTTCAATATAATGAGTAACAGAAGAGTATTTATATCACCAACAACAGAATCAACATCTCTACCAACTTCATTCAGCGCAAGATATTTAGTAGTTGCTGGAGGTGGATCAGGAAGTGGATATCACTACGGTGGTGGTGGAGGTGCTGGAGGTATGTTAGGCGGAAACGCTAACGATACCATAACACTAAGTGTTGGTGTTACGTACACCGCAATGATTGGAGGTGGTGGATCTAGTCCAAACACAAGTCAAGGAACTACTGGTAATGATGGATCTTCATCTTCTTTTTATGGATCGGGTATAACAACAATATCAACCACAGGTGGTGGTGGTGGTAACACACACTACAGCTCAACAGATGATGGTAGAGACGGTGGATCTGGTGGTGGTGGTGGATTAAACGCCAATGGTGGTTCTGGAGTTTCTGGTCAAGGTAATGATGGAGGTAGTTCTATAAATGTAGATGTAACGACAACCTATCCAAGAGCTGGAGGTGGTGGAGGTGGTGCAGGCGCTGCTGGAAGAAGCGGATGGACTGGTACTGCCGACTCACTATTAGCAAATGGTGGTGATGGAAGAAGTTCAGATATAACGGGAACTAGCACATACTACGCAGGTGGTGGTGGTGGTGCACCAATTAATAGTTATGCTTACGCTGGTGATAATGCCTATCGTGGTGGATTAGGTGGAGGAGGAGATGCTCAGATAAGTTGGGTATCAGGATACGGAATAGCCTCTGGATACAGCACTAGAATACAACAACCAGGAGACGTAAACACTGGCGGTGGTGGTGGTGGAAGAAACAACGGAAATCTTGGTAACAGAACTGGATCTAACGGTGGAGGATCTGGTGTAATAATATTAAGAGTGCCTAGTGGATACGGTATAAGTGGTACTTGTACAAGAACAGTAAATGAAGTAGGAAGTGATAAAGTTATAACGATAACTGGATCAGGAACTATTTCATTTGTAAACTCTATTTTTCCTATTGATGTCGATTATCTTGTTATAGGTGGCGGTGGTGCTGGAAACCCTGGAGGTGGAGGTGGAGGTGCTGGAGGTTATAGAACTTCCTTTGGATCTGGCAACGTATCTGGTAGAAACTCTGCTGTAGAATCTCCGATATCTGTATCCGCTGGAACCGCATATACAGTAACAGTAGGTGGAGGTGGATCCACTATGAGTCCATCTAGTACAACCTCTGTATTGAATGCTGGAGGATCGGCAGGAAGTAATTCTGTTTTTTCTACGGTAACATCATTAGGTGGGGGTTGTGCATCATACTATCCCACTAGTGGCTACTTAGCTAAGAATGACGGAGGATCTGGTGGTGGAGCTGTATTCGGTGGAAGCGGTGGTCACAATGCAGGGGATACGTCTGGTACTACGGCACAAGGATTTGGAGGACACGGTGGAGGTTTGTCCAATGCATCTACATGGTCGGGAGGCGGTGGAGGCGCAGGTGCCGCTGGAAACAATACAGGCACAGGTGGGGCAGGATTGGCTTCATCAATAACAGGGACATCTGTTAACCGTGCAGGTGGAGGATCTCCTGGTCCTTGGCAGGGAGGAACAAGATCTTCAAACGGATTTGGTGGTGGTGCAGGAGGTAGCGCAACATCTGGAACTGCTAACACTGGTGGTGGAGGCGGTGGTGGAGGATCTACTAGTCAAAGTCAAAGTAACTTAAGAAATTCTGGATCGGGAGGATCTGGTGTTGTAATATTGAGGTTTGACTCAGAAGCTGATTATACTGTATCGGCAGGACTAACTTTTTCTGAAACGACAGACGGTGAATTTAAGGTTGTCACGTTCACATCAGGCACAGGTACAATAACCTTTAACGATCCAGTTGAAGAGCCAGATTATCCACACGAAGACTTAGTGTTATTTTTAAATGGCGCTACATATCCAGGATCAGGAACTACGTGGAATGATTTAAGCGACACAAATGCTACAGCTACATTTAACTCAGCTCCTGCTCAAAGCACATACGGGTCTGCTCCAAACACATTAAACTTTTCAAGTAAGCTGGTCACAGTCACCAACAACGCTGCTTTTGACTTTACATCAGAGCAGAGTGTTTACATTATAAGCTACCCTCTAAGTGATACCAATAGACAGAACTACTGGGATCAAGCCTATGGTGGTGAGGGTACTTGGACAAGAGAAGGAAATGGAACTATAAACTGTTTCTTTGGTGACAACGGAGGAAATGCACAACCATACATTGGCGCAAACTCTAGTACATCTGTAACGCTAAACCAATGGCAGAGTTGGTGCTTTACTAGAAACACTTCTACATGGCACTGGTATAAGAATGGTGTTCAAACAAGCACTGGTTCACATAGCTATAACACTCTTCCAAACGGAACGCAAAACATACGAATAGGATACGGGTATACTAGTCGGTACTTAAGCGCATACGTTATGTGTGTTTTAGCTTATACAAGAAAACTGACGTTGGCTGAGGTTAATGAGTTAGACGACTACTTTGAAGAGCAGTACGGCATTACATTGGGCGCAGCAAGTACGACGACTTCCACGTCTACTACAGCCGCACCAACGACGACAACGTCGACAACTGCGTCTCCGACTACCACGACGGCAGCTCCGACTACTACGTCTACTTCGACAAGTACATCTACTTCGACAAGTACATCTACTTCGACAAGTACGTCTACTTCTACATCTACTAGTACATCAACATCTACAAGTACGTCTACAAGTACATCAACTAGTACATCGACTACTGCTGCTCCAGCTTGCTATCAATATGAATTTTTTGCAGACGGAGGGCAGACTGTTACCTTTACCTATCAGAGATGTAACAACGGTAATACGTTTACTGTTACAGTACCAAATGGCGATAGCGCAGGACCATTCTGTGCAAGAGAAAACTCAGTTTCAATGTCACCAAACAGTGGCACAGTAATAAAAGGATCATCATGTTAAAATTAAATATATGGCACACTACGCACTATTAGACTCGAATAACATCGTTACTGAAGTTATAGTAGGTAAAGATGAGACAGACACAACCCTTGACTGGGAGATCTACTACGGAGATTTGAAAAATCAGACATGTAAGAGAACTAGCTTTAACACATACAATGGTGAACACATAAACGGTGGTACGCCATTCAGAAAGAACTACGCTGGTATTGGCTACAGTTATGACGAAACAAGAGATGCTTTCATACCTCCAAGATTATATGATAGCTGGACACTAAATGAAACAACTTGTAACTGGGATCCGCCAGTAGCCTATCCAGATGATGGGAATCTTTACAACTGGGATGAAGACAACCTACAATGGGTTGTAGATGAAAACACTATCCCGCCTAATGAATAATAATTTGTATATTTGTAAAACAAAAGAAACACAAAGATGGCAACAATAACTACATGGACCTGGAATGTTAATACTGTGGATACATATCCATCTCACACAGATGATAACGATGTAACAGAATCAGACGTTATATACAACGTTCACTGGAGATTGACAGGGTCAGATGGAACAAACGAGGCAACTAATATTGGAACAATCAACTTAGATGTTTCTGATCTTTCTACTTTTTCAGACTTTGATGATGTTACAGCTTCTGATGTAGAAGGATGGGTAGAATCTGCTATAGGTTCTGATAGTTTAGCTGACATCAAAGCCAGCATTCAAACGCAAGTAGATGAGATTTCTGCTCCTACTTCTGTCACAAGAACTATAGGAGAATCTACGAGTACACCTGAAGAATAATAACCCTTTAAATAAATAAAATGGAAATTAAATTAACCGAAGAACAAGTAAACCAAATCAACGCAATCTTAAACTCTATGCCCATTAGTCAACTAGGGGCAGTGCAACAGATTATTAAGATATTCCAAGAGGCGCAACAGCCTGCTGAAGAAGCAGGAGAAACACGTCAACTTACTGCTGATGCTAATTCGGAAGATTAGTATAGGTCGAGATTATAAAGACGCAATGCATTATGTGGTCGGACAGCAAGTGCTGTCTGGTCACTATAGCATAGCGGAAATAAATCAAGAAGAAAATAGCTACTCTATCTGGGTCAAGAAGAATGGCGAGATTGTCAAGTGGAAAGAAATCGTAGACACTCCCTTGATAGTAGAGTACAACTTAAACGCAGTATGACGCCAAGATGGAACTATTTAATTACTCCATATGGGAGCGAATACAACAACCAAAAAGAGATAGCAGGAAAGAGCTTGATAGTAAACACCTCGATAGAGGATGCTCGATATGTGAACAGGCTGGGAGTTGTGTGTGCGGTGCCGATCACTGGAAGTAACGGTCCAGGTGTAGGAGACATTGTTGTCTTACATCATAACGTATTTAGAACTTACTTTGATATGAAAGGAAATCAAAGGAAGAGCAACGAGTATTTTAGGGACGACTACTATTTAGTTAGTCCTGATCGTATATACATGTACAATGATGGAGAAGATTGGAAATGCACTGAGGGGTATTGCTTCGTTAGTCCTGTTGATTATATACAGTCTGGCGATCTATATCGGACAGAGGAGAAGGAAGAAGAGCATGTGGGACTTATAAAGGTAAGCTCTATATTCGAAACAGGAACACGTGTAGGCTTCACGAAAAACTCTGAGTATGAGTTTGAGATAGACGATGAGAAGGTTTATCGAATGAGGGAATCAGACATATGTCTAAAATTTTAATTATATTAAATGGCAAGCGAAATCAAGATAAAGTCTAATGGACTTCGCAACGAACTAAAGGAGATACGTAAGAGTATCGACAAACTAACTAACGCCATCGAGGCACAAACAAACAATCGCTATGAAAAAAGCACTATTTATCATCGTGACTCTGCTCCTGACGGGATGCGCTGGGTCACAGATATCACAGCAAGAACAACGGAGACTAACGTTCCAGGAACTGACTAAGGATGTTTGCAAAGAAAACAAGCATGAAGTTTATTTAGCACAAGTACTATGGAACGAAATGAACGCCAACAGGAGACGGATATTAGACAGACCATAGAAAGGGTTATCAATGCAGGAGAACGTGCAGTAGAGGAGCTTATAAAGGTCGCAGAAGAGGAGATTATCACGGGCAAACCAGACGATGATCTTGCAGCAGATAGGTTGAAGAATGCGGCAGCAACAAAGAAGCTTGCGATATTCGATGCCTTAGAAATCTTACAACGTATAGAACAGGAACGAAACAAGCTCGATGGCAAGGACGAATCTGAAACAAGTTCAGGAAAAGATACAGGATTCCAAAGCTTCGCAGAAACAAGAGGCAGAAAGCCTTAACCTAACTAGAAGCATACCTAATTACGTACGTAAGTCTTTACTTGACAAAAAGAACAAGGAGCGCTCCTGGAGGTATGGTTATGATAGCGATATAGATTTAGTTATCATATCAAAAGATGGAACATTAGGTGAGGTCATAGAGATACAGAATCTAAAAATTGGATTACCTTTGCAGCCGAAAAGGGTACACGCTAGAAGCAATGCAAAGAAAGATCAATACTGGGAGCCATCTGAGTATCCAAAAGAACTCAAGAAGATCAAGACCATATTTCAGTGGAATGAATACCCAAATAAATTCAAGGAGTCATGGGTATCCTACATTGAGACTGAGTTCGACAGAAGAGAAAACGGTTATTGGTTTAAGAATAACGGTGTTCCTACTTATGTTACTGGGAGTCATTACATGTACTTACAGTGGACAAAGATCGACGTTGGACACCCTGAATATCGTGAATCCAACAGACTATTCTTTATTTTTTGGGAAGCCTGCAAAGCTGATCCCAGATGCTTTGGCATGTGCTATCTTAAGAACAGACGATCAGGATTCTCTTTCATGTCCTCATCAGAAACAGTCAATCAAGCTACAATCACCTCAGATGCTAGGTTCGGTATTCTATCCAAGACAGGTAGTGACGCAAAGAAAATGTTCACCGACAAGGTCGTACCTATATCAACAAACTATCCATTCTTCTTCAAACCAATACAAGATGGAATGGACAGACCAAAGACAGAACTCGCATACAGGGTGCCTGCTTCTAAGCTTACCCGTAAGTCCATCGAGCAGTCCGACAGTGATAATCTCACTGGACTCGACACTACAATCGATTGGAAGAATACAGGTGACAACTCGTACGATGGTGAAAAACTTAGACTTCTCGTGCACGATGAATCTGGGAAGTGGGAGAAACCTGATAACATCCTCAACAATTGGAGGGTCACTAAGACTTGTTTGCGATTAGGTAGACGTGTAATAGGTAAGTGTTTGATGGGGTCTACATCGAATGCTTTAGATAAGGGAGGAGACAACTTCAAAAAACTTTACAGGGACTCTGATGTTACAGAGCGAAACTCTAACGGACAAACCAAGAGTGGCATGTATAGTCTATTCATTCCAATGGAATGGAATATGGAAGGTTTTATAGATTTATACGGACAACCAGTATTTACCAAACCAGAGAAAATTGTAAAAGGTATTGATGGTTTGGACATCGACTTAGGAGTTATTGATTACTGGAACAATGAGGTTGAATCTTTGAAGAGTGATCCAGATGCACTCAATGAGTTCTACAGACAGTTCCCTCGTACAGAAAACCACGCCTTTAGAGATGAGTCTAAGAACACACTGTTCAATCTTTCCAGACTGTATGAGCAGATAGACTACAATGACGGACTAGAAGCACAGCGTGTAGTAAAACGTGGAGACTTTAGTTGGGCAAATGGAAAGAAGGATACAGAAGTTATATGGACACCAAACCCTAGAGGTAGGTTCTATGTATCATGGATTCCACCAAGAGAGCTAAGGAATAATGTTATTCATAGGAACGGAAAGATGTATCCAGGTAATGAACACATGGGAGCCTTTGGATGTGACAGCTATGATATATCAGGAACAGTTGGTGGGGGTGGATCCAACGGTGCTTTACACGGTATGACAAAACTTAACTTTGATGGACCATCAGACTTTTTCTTCCTAGAGTACATATCAAGACCGCAGACTGCTGAGATATTCTACGAAGATGTTCTCATGGCTTGTGTATTTTACGGCATGCCTGTGCTTGCAGAAAACAATAAGCCAAGACTACTCTATCATTTAAAGAACAGAGGGTATAGAGCGTTTAGTTTATCAAGACCAGATAAGCATAAGAATGACCTTTCAAAAGCAGAGCGAGAGCTAGGCGGAATACCCTCATCCTCAGCGGTAATATCCATTCATGCTGAAGCTATTGAGTCGTACATAGAGCAGCACGTTGGATTCAATGAAGATGGTTCTGGAAAAATGTATTTCACAAGGACACTTTTGGACTGGGCAAACTACGATATAAGCAACCGAACTAAGTTTGATGCAACAGTCTCATCTGGCTTTGCTATTATGGCTAACAATAAGTACGTTACGAAACCACAGAAAACCGTTAAAGAAATAAATGTTACCTTTGCAAAGTACAATAACGGTGGAATAACAAGTACGATATTAAGATAATATGGACAAAGTTCAAACTAGGAACATTGTAGGTTTTCCTGACCAACTTGCTAATGATGCATATAAGGCATCAAAGGAGTATGGGCTTTCTGTTGCAAAGGCTATTGAGAGTGAATGGTTTCGTAGAGAAACAGGTACGTCTCGCTTTTACAACAACAGAGACAGCTACCATAAGCTTAGAACATATGCTATGGGTGAGCAGTCTGTACAGAAGTATAAGGATGAGCTTGCTATAAACGGAGATATATCATACCTAAACTTAGATTGGACACCCGTCCCAATCATCCCTAAGTTTGTAGACGTAGTAGTTAATGGTATGCAACATAGATTGTTTGATGTAATGGTTGATGCAATCGACCCTATATCCTCAAACAAGAGAGCTATGTACAAATTAAAACTTCAGTCCGAAATGAGAAACAAGGAATCGTTGTCTCAAATGGGAACAGTGATTGGAGTTGACATGTTTGATGAAGACCCCTCATTGTTACCACAAAGCAAAGATGAGCTTGAATTGCATCTTCAACTTAACTACAAGGACGATATTGAGGTAGCTCAAGAGAAAGCTATACAGAACGTCATGAAGATGAATAACTACGACACAATTCGTAGAAGATGTGATGAAGATCAAACGGTTCTTGGTATATCTGCATTGAAGCACTCATTCAATAATCATGACGGAATAAAGATAGAGTACGTAGATCCAGCTAATCTTATTTGGAGCCCTACAGAAGATCCTAACTTTGAAGACTGTTATTACTTTGGTGAAGTTAAGAATGTAAACATAACTGAACTAAAGAAGCTAGATCCTTCATTGACACAAGAAGATATAGAAGAGATATCAAAATTATCATCTAAGTTTGATGCATACCAAGGCATTAGAGGGGGATACACTACAGATAACTTTGATAGAAATACAGCAACATTATTATACTTCTGTTACAAGACGGATAAGAATATCGTATACAAGAAAAAGAAAACCACTCAAGGAGGAGAAAAGGTATTAAAGAAAGACGATCAGTTCAACCCACCAAAAACAGAACAAGCAAGATTTGAAAAACTTTCTAAACGTATTGACGTATGGTACGAAGGTGTACTTGTTCTAGGAACAAACTACATTCTAAAGTGGGACATGATGAAGAATATGGTTCGTCCCAAATCATCGATAAGCAAAGCAAGTGCACCGTTTATTGTCAGTGCACCAAAAATGTACAGAGGACAGATAGACTCTCTAGTAAAGAGGATGGTTCCGTTTGCAGATCAGATTCAGCTGATGCATTTAAAGCTTCAGCAGGTCACAGCAAAGATGATTCCTGATGGTGTATACATGGATATTGATGGGCTTAGCTCGATCAACCTGGGGAACGGTGCTTCTTATACACCTCAAGAGGCACTTAATTTATATTTCCAAACAGGGTCTGTTATTGGTAGATCTTTCAACGAAGAAGGAGAATATAATCATGGTAAAGTTCCTATTCAGGAGCTTACGTCTTCTGGTGCAAACGCTAAGATATCTTCTCTTATAAACATGTACAATTACAATCTTGGAATGATTCGTTCTGTCACAGGATTGAATGAGGCACGTGATGGTTCAATGCCAGACGCTAACTCTCTAGTTGGTCTTCAAAAATTAGCAGCATTAAACTCTAACACCGCAACCAGACACATATTGATTTCAGGTCTTAACATGTCTCGAAAAATTTCAGAAGCTATTACATATAGAATGTCTGATGTGATCGAATACTCTCCAATGAAAGAAGACTTTATAAAAGCCATAGGAAAGTATAGCATTGAAATCATAGATGAAATAAGAGATATGCACCTGCATGACTTTGGTGTGTATGTAGAGTTGCAGCCAGATGAGGAAGAAAAAGCTGTACTTGAGCAACACTTAAATGTTGCTCTTCAGCAAGGCAAGATTGATGTAGATGACGCTATTGATATACAAGGCGTCAAAAACATTAAGATTGCATCGCAACTTCTTAAGGTTAGAAAACAAAGAAGAGAAAGAGACGAACAGAAACGTGCGCAGCAGAACATAGAAAAGCAGGCTGAAGCAAATCAGCAGGCAGCGCTTGCGGCTGAGCAAGGAAAGCAACAAACTGAAATGGCTAAGAAGCAAGCTGAAATGGAGCTCATGCAGATGCAGTCACAACTACGTCAGCAAGAGATGGAAAAAGAGTTTGAACTTAAGAGAATGTTAATACGTGAGCAGAAAGGTTTAGAAGCTCAAGTAGAGGGAGTGCGAACTAAGTCTCAAATAGATAAAGAAAAGTACAAGGAAGATCGTAAAGATCAACGCACTGCAAAGCAAGCAAGTCAACAATCAAAGTTGATACAGCAACGTAAGCAGGATTTAGATCCAATTGATTTCGATGGACAAGATACGTTAGGGTCTGGTTTAGAGGGAATTACAGGTATCTAAATAAATTGTAATTTTGTAACATATTTAAATTCAATACATAATGGAGGAGTTCAAAGTATATGCCTTGGATGATGACGGCAATCGAATAGAGCCACAGCAACCAGAGCAAGAACAACAAGTAGAACAAGAGGCTGCATCACAGGTGGAACCTCTACAAACAGAAACAGTAGATGCCCAGCAAGAAGAAGTGCAGCAGCAAGACATCGTACAAGAGCAAAGCGAAGAGCAAGCCAATGTACAAGTCGAAGAAGAAAAAATAAACAAAGAGCTAGAGTCAGACGAAAAGGATGACAACTGGTTCTTTAGCAAACTAAAAGAGAGATACGAAGTGGAGGTTAGCTCTGCTGAAGATCTCAAAAACGTTCTTTCAAATAACGACAAAAACGAAATTCCTGAAGAGGTAAGCAAGTACTTGGATTACAAGAAAGAAACAGGTCGTTCCTTTCAAGACTACCAACAACTTCAAAAGGATTGGTCCTCTGTAGATGACGCACAAGTGTTACGTGAATATCTGCAAGACACCAAACCGCACCTCGACAAGGAAGATATAGAGCATATTCTTAGTGAACAGTATTCGTATGACGAAGAACTTGATGACGAAAAAGAAGTCAGAGCTAAGAAGATTGCTTACAAAGAAGCATTGTACGAAGCAAGAAACCACTTTGAAGGTTTGAAGGAAAAATATAAAGCTCCACTAGGGTCTAGTGAAGTTGACGTTCCAGAAAACTACAAAGAGGCTTTTAGCTTTTATAATGAATATCAGACGCAAGCTGAACAAGAGAAAAAACTACGAGAAGAGCGTGCAACATTCTTTGATCAGAAAACAAAAACTCTTTTCAATGACGAGTTCAAAGGTTTTGAATTTAATGTCGGAGACAAGAAACAAGTTGTTAAAATTTCAGATGTAAAGAAAATCGCAGAGTCTCAGAAGGACATCACCAACTTTGTAAGTTCTCACCTAGATGAGAATGGATACGTTAAAGATGCCGCCAATTATCATCGTGCTTTGTATGCTGCAATGAACCCCGATGCGTTAGCAAAATTTTTCTACGAGCAAGGGAAGGCAGATGCCACTGGAGATATTGTAAAGGAAACGAAGAATATTGATATGGGTGTAAGAGAAAACAAAGTAACAGAGGTAGGAGGAACAAAGTTTCGAGTAGTTGATTCAGGTGATCAGTTTGAGTTCAAAATTAGAAAACGAAACTAACAACCTTTTTAAAACTATTTACACATGTCTGTAACTATTACTGGAGTACAAGGTGCATTAACACCATCTCCATCGAAAGCAACGCTTTCAAGCAACTATTTAGGGTCTGACGTTGAGTTCACCTCTCAATATCTACCTGATGTTTATGAACAAGAATTTGAGAAATACGGAAATCGTTCTGTATCTTCTTTCTTACGCTTAGTGGGAGCTGAGATGCCTTTCGCATCTGATGTTATCCAATGGGCTGAGCAAGGACGTTTGCACTTAGCTGTAACTGGTGCTACACGTGCTGCTGATGTAATCACTTCCAACGGTCACCCTTTCCGTGTAGGTCAAACAGTTATTGTATCTGACGGTACTGACCAAGAGAAAGCAATCGTTACCGCTACTACAGCTAACACATTTACTGTAGATTCTTACGAGAACGCTAACCTTGCTGCTGCTATTGCAACTTCTGGATTAAAAGTATTTGCTTACGGTTCAGAATTTAAGAAAGGAACTAGCGGAATGAGTGGAGCTTTAGAGGCACCTAAAGATATCCAAACTAACAACCCTATCATCATCAAAGATATGTATGAGGTTGCTGGATCTGACATGGCTCAGATTGGATGGATTGAAGTGACTACCGAGAATGGAGCTTCTGGATACTTATGGTACTTAAAGTCTGAGCACGAAACTCGCTTACGTTTCGAAGATTACTTAGAGCTTTCTATGATCGAAGGACGTCCTGCTGCTTCTGGATCAGGTGCTGCCGATGAAGGATACAAAGGAACTAAAGGTTTATTCTACGAAGTAGAAAACCGTGGTAACATTGCAACTGGATCTATCGCTGCTCGTACTGACTTAGAAGAGTTAATCAAAGTATTAGACAAAGAAGGAGCTATCCAAGAGAACGTTATGTTTGTTAACCGTACTAAATCTTTCGAGATTGATACAGTGTTAGCTGCACAGAACAACTCTGGAGCATCTACTTCTTCTTACGGTTTATTTGATAACGACGAAGGAATGGCAATCAGCTTAGGATTCCAAGGGTTTAACTTAGGATATGACTTCTACAAAACTGATTGGAAATACTTAAACGATGCTACTACTGGATCTTTAACTTCTGCTGTTGATGGTGTAATTGTGCCTGCTGGTACTACTACCATCTACGATCAGATCTTAGGGAAGAACGCTACTCGTCCTTTCTTACACGTGAAGTATCGTAAGAACGAAGCTGAAGATCGCAAGTATAAGTCTTGGGTTGTTGGATCTGCTGGTGGTGCTGCCACAAGTGATCTTGATGCAATGCAAGTACACTTCTTGTCTGAGCGTGCACTATGTGTACACGGAGCTAACAACTTCATTTTATTGAAGTAATACTACTGGATAGGATAGGGGAGCTTCGGCTCCCTTTCCCCTATCATTTTTATTGAACTAAAATTTAATATTTAATACAATGCCTAGAAAAAAAGCAACCCAGTCCTGGGAAATCCGTGATCGTATCTATCTGTTAAAAGGAGGAGCAACTCCTGTAAACTACATCTTAAGATCACGTCATCACATCAACAAACCCTTACAGTATTTTGACGGAACAATGAGTCGTTCATTGCGTTATGCATCTAACCAAGTGTCTTTATTTGAGGATGAGCAGAACGGAGATGTAACGTTACCAGCGATTATATTTAAAGATGGGAAGTTAATTGTGCCAAAAGAGAATACACTATTACAGCAGTTCTTAAGCATCTATCACCCTGACTTAAACAAGGTGTACTTTGAGTTTGACTCTAACAAAGAAGCCGCTCAAGAAGTTGAAAACGTAGAGCTAGAGCTAGAAGCCATGAACCTGGCAAAAGAAATGGACATAGCAGATCTAGAAGCTATCGCACGTGTAGTCCTTTCAGGAAGAGTATCAGACATGGCATCGAATGAAATTCGTAGAGACATGTTGATATTTGCACGTCAAGATCCAGAAGAGTTTATTCAACTAACAAAAGATGAAAACATCAACCTTAGAAACGCAGCCGTTCGTGCAGTAGAAATGGGTATCATAACTATTGGTGATGACCAGAGAACTGTATCTTGGGGTGGCAAGAAGAAAGGTAAGATTATAACAGTGCCTTATGGTGAGAATGTGTATAGCGCACTAGCAGTATATTTTAAGACTGACGAAGGTCTAGATGTACTTCAAGCAATCACTAACCAGCTATAGTAATTCCACCTTAACTGTAGTTGATATCAAGGGGTCGCAAAAAGCGACCTCTTTTTTTTTCGTACCTTTGTGACATGGCATCAATGATAAATCACGTTAGAAACACAGTGCTTACTGTACTCAATAAAGAGAACAGAGGATTCCTTACACCTACACAATTTAACTACTATGCAAAGTATGCACAGCAGTTGATTTTTGACGATTATTTTAACGAGATAGACAAACTCAAAACGCTAGACAACAACCGTAGAATACATGATATGGGTGATATTCACTCACGTCTAGAGCAGAAGATCGAGAAGTTTATTAAGGTATCAACTAAGTCGGAAACAAATGGGTATTATGAGCAGCCTGACGATCTTTATAAGATACAGAACCTAACATATGGTGGCAAGATAATAGAACACTTGCCTTCAACTAGAAAAAAATATTTAACACTCTCTAGTATAGCCGCTCCATCCGAGGAGTATCCAGCTTACTGTACAGAGGGAGACTACTTTTACTTGTATCCAACAGACCTAGATCAAGACATCAAAATAACATACATAAGAAAACCTAAAGATCCTAAATGGACCTACAGAACTATTGGTGAAAATCCAGTGTTTAATGTAGCTGCATCTGATTATCAAGATTTCGAGATATTTCCAGATGATGAATCAAGACTTGTCACAGAGATACTTAAGCTGACTGGTGTAACTGTAAGAGAACCAGGCATTGTACAGGCAAGCACAGGTTTCGAGCAGGTAGAGGAACAAAGAGATAACGTATAATGGCAACACTAGAATCATATTACAACGACAGTTCCGAGTGGGGTAACTATCAGTACATCCTAATGAAGGATGTCATAAATAATTTCATGGCATTTTATGTAGGAGATGGAAAAGTACTTGATAGCGTATCACGTTATGATGTAATCTTTCATGCAAAGCGTGGTCTTCAAGAGCTGCATTATGACGCATTAAGAGATATTATTGCATTAGAGCTAGATGTTCCTGATGATTTACAACTTGAACTACCACGGGACTTTGTAAGGCTAATACGTCTATCGTGGGTAGATAAGCAAGGAAGACAGCATGATATTCTTAATGACCATAAGTCTTCTATGCCAACAGCTTACCTACAAGATGACGATGCTAATATCATCTTTGACGATGATGGCAATCCCACTACAGGCACGTCAACTGTTGATGCAAATAGGTCTAACGTGAATCACAATGATGAGGTTGACGAATACACCAGCTTAGCAGATGAGTTTTTTGGTGGTCGCTTTGGTATGCAAACCAACAATGCTAACGTTAACGGTACTTACAACATAGACAAGAATCTTGGTATTATCAGGTTTAGTTCTAACATCAAGGCGGAGACTGTTGTTATTGAATACATATCGGACGGACTTGAAAGCAAAGAAGAGTCAGAAATCCGAGTTAACAAACAAGTAGAAGATTTCCTATATAAATACATTGCCCATCAGATTATATCGCATAAATTTGGTGTACAAGAATACATTGTTAGAAGACTCAAGAATGATGCGTTTGCTGCATACAAGAATATGAAGATAAGAATGATGGAGATTCATCCAAACGATCTTGTGCAGGCATTGAAGGGTAGAAACAAGTGGATTAAGTAATGAAAGTTAAAAATGTTTTCGTTCAAGGGAAGATGAACAAGGATCTTGATGAGAGACTTGTACCCAAAGGACAGTATACAGACGCACAAAATGTACGCATATCAAACTCAAACGGGTCTGATGTGGGTGCTGTTGAGAATGCTTTGTCTAATGAAGTGCTAACCAGTTTAAACTTCGGAGACACTCCAAGATGTATCGGCTCCTGTACTAATTCCTCTGATCGTAAAATATACTGGTTTGTCGTCAGTAATGATGGGTCTTATATAGCTGAGTATGATGAAAAGAATGACGCAGCTACAATGATCCTGAAGGATGAACGACCAGGAACGTCAAACGTACTACAGTTTACGCCAGGTGATCTTATAGACTGCGATGTCCTTGTGGATGACGACAACGATAAGGTGTATATATATTTTACAAACGGAATATCTGCACCTAAAAAGATAGAGGTAGGTCATGCCAAGACACTTACAGCTTCAGAGTTTACTTTTGACGATGTTTCTGTTATTGTTAAACCACCTATCAATCCACCAACCATAGCGCCAAAGACAACAGCAAACGACCTTGAGAAGAAAAATAACCTCAAGGAGAAGTTTGTAATGTTTGCCTATAGATATAAGTATCGTGACGATCAGTTTAGTGCTATATCTCCATTCAGCAACGTAGCGTTTCTTCCAGACTCGTATAAGTTCAACTTTGAGGATCATGTGTTAGAATGCATGGTTAACATATACGATCAAGTAGATATCACATTCAATACGGGTGGAGTTAATGTGAAAGAAGTTGATGTTCTGTTTAAAGAATCAGGACAAAACACAATATACCTAGCTAAGAGTTTTAATAAGGAGGATGAATCTTTTGAGGATGATGAAGAGCAAACCTACACTTTTTCTAACAATCAGATATACAAGGTGTTGTCTGAAAAGGAAATGTTTAGGCTGTATGACAATGTCCCTCTAACGGCAAAGACACAAGAGATAATTAATAACAGACTGGTGTATGGAAACTACACCGAGAACTATGATCTTATCGATGCTGATGGTGATCAGGTGATTCCCGACTTAACTCTTACTTACAATCAAACTGTAAAGCAACAGAATGAAGCTTACTCTTCTGTAAAAAGTAATAGAGATTATGAGATAGGCATAGTGTATCTAGACGAGCACGGTAGATCAACGACTGTGCTTAGTGGTGGTGATAACTCTACATACGTGAAGCCATATGCGTCTATTACGCAGAACGATCTATACGTTATGGTGAAACACCGTGCTCCTAAGTGGGCTAAGTTTTACCGTTTCTTTATTAAAGAAAGCGCAACAGATTACGATAACATATGCTCTAGTACCTTTCATGTTGATGCTGATGAAAAAGACATATATGTAAAGCTTGGAGGTGATGATATAAACAAAGTCAAAGAAGGAGATTTTGTAACCATGAAACGTGGTACGGATGGTGTATTAAGAGTGACGGAAGATCTCAACATTAAAGAGATAGAGAAAAAAGACAGAAACTTCCTTGACTATGATGACAGTGCCACAGACACGGAGCAAGAGCCTGGTTTGTACATGTCCCTAAAGCAACGAGGTTCCTTCCTTGTCCAAGACGACAGTTTCGTTGAGTATAACTTAAAAGAAAATGTCACTGCTGATGGTGGTAAAGATGATCAATTCACGAACACTAGCGGTGTCAATTTAACTGAAGGACCTTTTTACTACGGATTTGACGAGGATTCAGATGATTGTAATCTCGTAAGTACAACATATCCACCAGACGGAGATTTCAGTGATCATTACAGAGTAGAAATAGAGATATCTACAAAAGGAACCACTGCTGATAAATTTAGAAAGAGAATTAAAGGCAGAGGTGAGGATGGTTACAATAATGAATGGAGTGATTGGTCTGATGAGATCGATTGCAGCACATCCAATATAGACATAGGAATACACACAGACAACAGTAATAGTGGTACTTTACAAAAAATAGTCGTTAACTTTGATTCAGCTACTGGACACAGTGTAGGGGATAGATGGACGTTTAACTTTAAGCCAGCAGGTCAATGGATCGAAGGCGACTCAGCTCAGCCAGAAGATAGAGCTTACACTTGTATAGAGTTTGAAAGTGGTGATGCCGAAAAAATACACGCTGGTTCATTTGCTAATATTACTGTTACATCATCCGAAGGTTCAGAAAGCTTCACAGCAGAATCAGACACTGTATACGCATCACGTGATTACGAAAACTTTGAGGAGTTTTATTATGAAGAAAGAATATATGAACAGTTAGCAAAAACAAAAGCCTTTAATGAGGAGATGATATCTTTCAGGAGAGGAACGCAGCAAGCTAACAAGCCTGACTCACACAAAACCTTTACGTCTAGCACTTCAGATCCATTGATCTTAGTTTTTGAAAGTCCATACTATTACAACAACTGGTTCAACAGGAATTTTGAGAAAGTAAAAGGTACTGTAGCCATAGAGTTAAACGTAACCGAAGGGCAGAGCCATACGTTTTTAGCTGAAACAAAATCTAAGATTAAAAACAGTGATGTATATTACGAGATAGGAAAGACTTATGAGTTGTCAAATATAGGGTACCATAAAGGCGATCCAAACAGTAATGACATTGATCAGGCTTTTGATACTAACGCATTCATAAAGTTAGACTTCTTTAACTGCTTTGCTTGGGCTAATGGTCACGAATCTATAAAGATCAAAGACTCCTTCTTTGGGACGAAGTATACATATGACACAAGACCATTGACTAGTATAGAGAAGTATCAAGAGAATGAAAGAAGATCTTCGTTAACATACTCAAACGTATACGATCAGACTACGAACTATAATGGACTGAACGAGTTTAACTTATCTACTGTCAATTATAAAGACTTAGATGACGCAGATGGCGACATTCAAAACATAATGTCAAGAGACACTAACCTAGTTGTGTTTCAAGAGAACAAAATATCTCAGATATTATACAATAAAAACGTGTTATTTAGCGCAACTGGCGCTGGTGATGTAGCCCAGACCACAGAGATACTTGGTCAACAAATACCTTTTCTAGGTGAGTACGGTGTAACAACTTCTCCTCATACAGTAACAAGATGGGGTGGTAGAATATATGCTGCTGATCCTAGACGAGGATGTGTTTTAAGGATATCACAAGATGGTATTACTGAAATATCACAGTATGGTATGCGTGATTGGTTCAGAGACAACATGAGCCCTACTAATGGCAACTATCTAATAGGCGGCTATGATCCAATAAACGGGCAGTATGTACTATCTATACAGAACCCTGTAGAAGAGTGGAGGGAAGACTCTACTTCATGTGAGCTGTTTACATGGAAGGTTGACACATATGATTGTGAAGACTTACCATTTGAGTGTAGCGATGCTGGATTTACTATGTCCGACGGGATAACAGGATCATCTACTAGTGGTCAAGGTAGTGTAACAGCAGGAACGATTACATCTATATCACCATCTACATATACAACAGGTTCAGCTACCTATACTGCAACCATTACAATACCAGATGGTTGGTCTAACAGTGGTGAGTCTATTGAGTGTACAGCAACAGCTACTGGATCTGCAACAACAACAAGCACCTCTACAAGTACATCAACAACATCTGCACCGACTACATCGACAACATCTGCACCGACTACATCTACCAGCACATCAACGAGTACTTCTACCAGCACATCAACGAGTACTTCTACTAGCACATCAACGTCTTCAACGAGTACGTCAACGAGTACGTCAACTAGCACTTCAACAAGTACGTCTACAAGTACTTCAACAAGTACAAGTACAACGGCAGCGCCAGTGTGTTACGATTACGAAGTATCTGCAGACGGAGGGGAAACTGTTACGTTCTACTACGAAAGATGTAACACAGGTGCTACGCAGTCGGTTACAGTGCCTAACGGTGATAGTGCTCAGATATGTGCGAGACAAGGTAGTGTGTATGGGGCGCCAAATAGTGGAACAATAACAGCACTAGGTCTTTGTTAAAATATTTAGATAAAGCCTTATATATTAAGTTAAATAAAGTATAAATGAAATACATTTGCGCACAGCCAGCAAACCAATATTTTGGATGGCAACTAGATGTGATGCTTCACAGCTTCATAACGACTGGGGTAAAGCCTAGTGAGATAGATGTTATATCTTCTACTATAGAAGGCATAGACGATTACTTCACTACTCTTATGCAGAAATATACGGGTGTTAACTTTTCCTTCTATGAAGACACTAGGGAGTTTAAAGGATACATACCATCCATAAAGCAACACTTACTAGCTAAGCACTTAAGAGCAAACCCAGAGCTACAACACTGTCCAATAATGCTACATGATGCTGATATTGCACTAACAAGACCAATCAAGCTAGACAACCTCCTAAAAGATAACATATGGTATTTTAGCGACACTATATCATACCTGAATCATAGCTACATATTATCTAAAGGAAGAGACGTATTAGAGAAGATGCTTGAGATTGCTGAAATATCAGAGGACATAGTGAGGTCAAACAACAATAACGCAGGGGGTGCACAATACCTAATGAAGAACGTTACCCCAGAGTTAATGGATGAGGTTGTGGAAATGTCTCATAAGTTATGGATAGAGATGAGTGCGGTAAATGAAGCTAAAGATTATGGCGATGATTACCCGTTACAGATATGGACAGCGGAGATGTGGGCAATGCTTTGGGTGCCTTGGAAGAAGGGGATAATGACAGCAGTTGCAAAGGACCTAGACTTTTGCTGGGCTACTGATCCTAAAGAGAAGTGGCATAGCGTGTCTATATATCACAACGCAGGGGTGACTGAGCCGTCTGATATAATGTTTCACAAGGGAACATATATTCATCAAATGCCAGACCTTAATCTAAACCTCAAGGCAGAGCGTTGCTCTTACCACTACTACAACCTTCTTAAAAGTGCACTAGGTTAAATTTAGTATCTTTGCACAAAGATGTTTCATGCTTAGAACAGGAGTAAAAATCATAACGACTTTACGTAAATACGTTAATGGTGTCAAGACAGACGAGACCAAAACTAACGTGGTTACAGATCAAGACTACATAAAGAAGTATTATGATACGTCTCAATGTAAGGTCAGGGAAGAAGATGAAGATGACACCACAACGGCTGCTCCTGAGTCAACAACAACAACTGCACCTTCAACGACATCTACAACTACTGTAAATGAAGGGCTGTGTAGTGCAACCGCTGATGGCTTCGTTGCGGCAGGTACATCTCAGTGGAACATATCATTTACTACTGATTTATTCCCAAGCGCTGGAGATGTCATAACATTCACAAGTGGAAACTTTGTTGTCATATACGAAGCAGAAGAGGTGAGTCAAGGAAACTGGACTATTACTACAGATCCAATGCCTGAAACTATAACCGACAACACTTCATTTAATATAGATTGTAGTAACGAAGTGACACCGCCAACTACAAGTACTTCCACTAGCACATCAACAAGCACCTCCACTAGCACATCAACGAGTACCTCCACCTCAACAACATCATCACCTACACCTACTACGTCAACCAGCACAAGTACTTCAACGACTAATGCTCCTACAACAACGACAACGACTAATGCTCCTACAACAACGACAACTACAGAAGCACCATGCGTAGTGGGAGATGAGATATCTTCGAGTACTAATATGATAGGCAACCTGGAACAGGTAGATGTTAATAACTCTCACCCTACGGCAGATCCTGGTGTGGCATTAGGTACTGGTTTAGGATTGAATATTGGATCATTCGTAAACACAAACAAAAGCTTCGCTTCATCTTCATCATTAGGAGAATATAACATTGCAACAGTTGTCATTACTAACTGGAGTCAAGCAGAAAATAATTCTGGTAGTGCATTTGATTTTGAGTCATGGGTTGAAACAAATCTTTTGAATGGAGGAACACTTTCAAACAGTTATCAAAATATAGTTGACTTTGATGGTAATGAGGTGGATGTCATATTAGGTTACGGTGCAAGTGCATTTACTTCTTACTATATAAGAATCAAAGTGGGATCTGTTAGAATGCAGGGGTCTGGAGGAAGATATGATCACATGATTTTCGCTGCACGAGATGGATCTATGTTTACTTCTAGTGATTATGTCGATGGAGCAAACAATTACGTTACAGGACACAACAATACAGGAGACTTAAGGTTCTGGGAGTTGTGCACCAACGGAGGAAACTTCGATGCACCTTCTACAACTTCCACCAGTACATCGACCTCAACAAGTACCTCAACGACTTCAACGAGTACATCAACCAGTACCAGTACATCAACCAGTACCAGTACATCAACTAGTACTAGTACATCAACCAGTACTAGTACATCAACAAGTACAACAGCAGCTCCTGCAGCATCTTGGAAGACTATAACGCTTTCAACTCAGTACTCGGTTACCACTAGCGAAACCCTCACTTCAACCCATGAAAATGATTATTGCCCTGGAGATTGGACTTCAGCTAACTATTCTGGAAACTACGCCTTCTACGGAACTGGAAACTTCCCTGCGGTTGGTGACACTATAGCATATACGTACAATGGTAATCCTATCAGTAATGCCAACACTCAATCATCTCACATGGTGAGAAGAGTTTACAGCTCTACCGAAGGACAGGGACCAGTTGTATTGATAGAAAACGGTCAGGGAGTAAATGCAGGAGTTGTTTTAGATGTTCATTACTGTACATAAAAAATAGATATGGCACAAAGCGGATATAAGAAGATATTGACAATTAGAAAGTATGTAGACAATGTAGCTACAGACTTCACTAAGACAAACGTTGTGGATACAGAGGATTATTTTAAGCCTCAGTATAACCTAGATGATTGTGCGTCCGATGATCCCCGTGCTATTACAACTACAACTAGTACATCTACAAGTACATCTACAACAACATCAGCACAACAGGCTGTGGGGAACATTGCTGCTATAGCAATAACAGGAGGCAAGGTGACTGATCCAGCAAGTGCTTTACTTACTAGGTTGTCTACAAACGTAGTGTATGTGAAAGCAAAAGAAGTGGGAGCGACTATGTACACTCTTGTAGATTCAGGCAACTATCCGAATGCGATTAGAAGAAATAAGCTTGTGATAGACAATAGTAGCATACAGAATCTATACATGCTACAGAAAAACATTTCAGGGTATATATACAGCGACACAGAGGGGATTATAAGAGACAACTCTATATTATCTACAAGTAGCACAATATCACCTACTGATCAAAACGCTAAAGGAAACTATTTGGTTAGTGCTGTCAGTCTTTTAGATCCAGGAGAGTATAATGCATCATTAAGCAAATATCTAGCAAGACATGCCCCTTATTTGACTTTATCTTGGGACTCATCTGAAGGTAGATTAAAGTTTAAGATAAATTATGTAGAGCTGTATTCTACTGGGTCCACTGTTCAAGGTGATGTTTTAGGTGGAGATCAGTCAACTAACGATAGCCTATTTGGAGGTGATGGTAAAGTAGAAGAAGTAGTATAACATGGCACAACACACACTAACATTTGATGAAAAAGTAAGCGGATGGACTTCGTTCCATACTTACTACCCAGAGTACATGGTTGAAATGAACAATCAGTTCTACACTTTTAAAGATGGTCAATTATACAAACATAACGTAGACTCTGGAGATCGAAATACTTTCTACGGTGAAGCTGGAAGTTCTAGCATAGAGTTTGTTGTAAACGATAGTCCATCTGATGTTAAGAACCTGAGAGCGTTATCTCTTGAGTCAAACAATAAGACTTGGAGTGCTACCATAGAGACCGACATAGAAAAAGGACACATAGACAAAAGCTCTTTTGAAAATAAAGAAGGTATAAACTATGCATACATAAGACGAAATGCAGACGCTGATGTAGACACCACTTTACTTTCTGTACAAGGAGTTGGTGTATTAGATGCTATATCGGAAAACGTACTAACGTTTGATAACGTGCCTGGAACCGTAAGTGTAAGTGATGGAATCCCTCAGATGGGTGATATTCTGTATTTCATTAATAATCTTGGAGAGCAGAAAAAGATTGGTAGAATCGAAAGTAAAACTAGCGTAAGTATTACAGTCGAGTCACAAGAAAACACCCCCTCACTCAATGACTTTTGTTTCGCTGTTAAGAACAGCATAGCTGAAAGCTTTAGTCTTAAAGGATACTTTGCCAAAGTAAAGCTAACAAGTGAATCGACTGACCCATGCGAACTCTTCGCTGTCAACACCGAGCTTGATAAAAGCTTCCCTTAATATTTAGTATATTTGCAGTAATGGAATTTAATGTAAGAGCTGTTACTGAAAGCGATTACGACAATGTACTTAAACCATGGTGGGACTCTTGGGGCTGGCAGGCTCCACCAAAAGACTTCCTTCCAGAAACAGGCATAATCGTATCAAAGAGTGGTATTGATATATGCGCAGGTTTTATGTACTTGACAAACTCGAAAGTAGCTCTTACAGAGTTCGTGGTATCTAACAAAGATTACAAGGATAGTGATCGCTCAGATGCTATAGAACTTCTGATATACTGTATCATTGAGTTGGCAGATAAAAATGGTTGTAAGTATGCGCATGTAATACTCAAGAACAAAAGTTTACTAGGCAAGTACAAAGCAGCAGGTTATATAGAATCAGATAAGAACGTTATAGAACTAATAAAAGTATGGCAATAGCAACAGGAACAGCGATAGCACTAGGTATCAGCGCTGCCGCTGGTGCAGGTCAGGCAATAGCTGGTGCTCAGAAATCTAAGAAAGCTAAAGCCGCAATGCGTGAGTTTGAGAAAAACAGGCAAGACCTAACTAAAGGAACAGAGGGACTACGTGTTTCAACGCTTGGTGCAGAACTAAGATCAAGAGAAGCTTCAAGAAGATTTGCAACTTCAGTAGATTCGCTACGATCAGGCGGTGTAAGAGGAGTTGTGGGTGGTCTCTCTAGAGCTGAGGCTGGACAGCAGCGTGTAACGCAACAGATAGCAGCAGATCTAGACAGGCAAGAAGCACAAATTAGAATGATGAAATTCCAAGAAGAGCAAACGCTTCGAAGTATGCGTGAATCAAGAGAGGCACAGAAGCAAGGTATGTTGATGGCTGAAAGACAGCAAGGTCAAGAGATGATGATGGCAGGTATAGGTCAAGTTGGATCGGCTGTCATGACTGGTATAACTTCGATGGAAAGCATGCAGTCAAAAGCACCTACAATAAAGCCATCAGGAACGGACTTTAGAGTTCAGTCAGCAGGTTTAACGCCACCACCAATGCCCAAGGTGAATCTAGCTTCAGGATATATTCCGCCTCCACCGAAACCATTGAACGTGGACTTTTCATCATTAAACGACTTATAAGATGAGTGCAGCAGATTTAACAGCAGGATACAGAGCCGCTGGTGGTGGCAAAGCAAATACATTAGACTTAACTGCTGCTGCAAGCGCAGTGGCTAAACACGGTCTTGAACAAGCTGAATTAACACGTAAAAGACAAGAAGAGTTTGATAAGAATCGTGCAGACTTTAAGGCTAAGATGCAAGAGTCTTACGATCAGTTTGTTTATGAAGACAACTTTGATGACACTGGTATACTCGAGCTGGATTCGGCAGGAGAGAAACTAAGAAACCAAATCAAAGCCAGCTACCTACAAACAGAGTGGGAGTACAATAATGGATTGATAGACGAGGCAACAGTTAGAGCGAGAAACAACAACATCAAGGGACAAGTTAATGAGTTTTCTAATCTCACTGGAGATATTATAAAATGGGGAGAAGAAAAGGCGAAGCTTGAAGCTGAAGGAAAAGATAATAGGCTTAATGATTTTAGAGGAGATCTACTAGAAGCATATGCAAAGAATTTCAAGGTAAAGTCTACAGGTGCAGGACTTGTTATGTCAACAGTTATAGATAAACAAGAAGTCGATGTGCCTGCAAGCCAATTCAAGCGAGTGATGCAAACCGATCAGGCTGTTGATATAGAGGCTGACCTTGACGACCTTGTGAAGCTAGGTGGTTTAGAAGAAAAGATACAGGGCTGGGGACGTGATGCTAAAAAGATAACGGACTACACACGAGGTAAGGAAGGGCAGGCTTTAATTAAGACGAGAGTAGATCAGTGGTCAGCTGCTGAAACTATGGACTACGCCTTAAAGAGAGGTTTAGTAACTGATGATCCTAACGATAAGAGTAAACCATACTTAGGATTAGACGCTGTATTTGCTGATGACGTTCAAGATGAAGTTAAAGAGGCTGTTTATAAAAGCATGGCTGAGGAGCTAGACAATCGTCTACAGTTCAAGCAGAAGAAAGAACTATACAATGACACGTTTGCTCTTGCTGCTACTAAGCAAGCATATGCTAGAGAGAATAGGAGAAAGGAGAAACAAGTATTGAAATCTGCTGATCTGAAAGTCACAGATGAAATAAGTGGAGACAAGAGAAATGTTAGAGAGTTCTACCCAACAAATGGTAAGGGTATAGAACTTTCATATGTAGTTCAAGATCCAGGAAACAACATGAGTCGTGCATTCGCAGATTCGATTGAAGGAAAGGCAGGACACCCAGTCCCTCTTAATGCTATAAAGAGCACTAAGTATATGAAGGAGAGAATCGATATGAGCACTGGGAAGATTGAAGTGACTCTTGGATATGACTTCCAACAGACTGAAGAGGAGATCTACGAACAGATCAACGGGTTCACAGATGAACAATACTCAGACTACATAGATGGCATTGTAAAGATGCATAATCAAAATGTATCCAATAGCAGCACATCACGCACTGTAGATACTGGACGAAAAGATGAAGATGGAAACCCAATAACAAGAACTGAATCTGGCTCAGGAGGTCAAATAATAGACTCAGCTACAGCTGAAGAGATGAAGAAAGACAGACAAAGAGGTGTTAGTTTTGCTACAACTCAGATGCCTAAAGATGGATCTGGTACTTTCAAGTATGTACCAAGAACCCTGTCTGAATACAACACCATACTTTCTGCTACAAACAGAGATCCAATATCAAACGAAGAGTGGGATCAGTTCTTTATTGCTAAGCAAGCTGACAAGGTTAAGAGTCAAGCATATACGAAGCACAATAAGAAACAATCAAGAAATCAATAAGTAGATGAATCAAGACAACAAGAAAAAGCCTGTAGATCCTTCAGCAGCTGGAAGTCCAGACAATGAAGCTTTAGGTCTATCTTATGGTGTATTCGTAGATGGAGGATACACAGGGAGTCATTCTGACTTTTTTCAGTTAATGTGTACAAATCAAGAGGCTCTTGAGACAGCATATGATGATGCACTTGGTATGGGTTATGAGGATTCTATAGAAGACTTCAAAGCCTTATTGGGTGTTACTCAGGCGCAGAACAATGTACTTAATGATGAAGATTTAAAAAAAAAAGTTACAGCTTCCGACTCGGAGTTTGGACCATCACCATTTCCAGATAAAGATGATTCTATATTCGCCAAGGAAAGAGCGATACAAGAAAAGTATTTAGAAGAATACGAAAAACAAAGGCAAGAAGATGCTATAAAAGCATTGAAGGAAGCCAGACCTGATCTAGATTTTCCAACAACAGCTGAAGAGTTCTACGCAAAGAAAGGAGAAACTCCTCCTATGCTTGAAGCTACAACAGAGCAGAAGGATATTAAGGACATATCCGCTGATGAAATGAAGCAGCGAGAGAAGAGAGCTAAGAAACAAGCCGTCCCACTCGGTGAAGACGATGCTGGTAAGTCAATCCTAAATACGGTAAGTAATGCGGTAGGTCAGTTAGCTTTGACTGACGACTGGATGAAGTACACCCTTGGAGTTATGCTACGTGATGGTGGTGAATACAACATTGAGCCATTAAGTAAACTAGGCATTAAGTGGACAGCAGAAGCAGAGAGTGAAATTGATAGAGTTCAATCTTACAGAAAAGCTGTTGCAAACTTTACAGATCAAGAAAGCATATCAATGAAACTTGCTGCGTTTGCAGATGGAGTTGCTGGTGTTGGTGTTAGTGCCGCACAAAACTACCTTACAATGGGCACTGGTCTAGCTGCATCTATGGTTGGGCAAAGCATAAAGACTTACAACGAAGAACGTGCACGTTCAAAAGGCATCACTGTAGATGAGCTATATGAGGAAGGTGGTTATGATATAGCTGTTCCAGCTCTTATTGGTGGAGTGAGTTATTCATTTGAAAAGTTAGGACTTGTGACCATGGGAAGGTCATTTAACTTAATGAACGCAAGTGCAAAGCAAGTTGTATCAAGATTCTTAACTTCCACAACCACAGAAGGAGGAACCGAAGGTCTTCAGTTTTTATCTGAAAAAATTAACGAATACTTGGGAGCCAACCCTGATTCAGTCAAGACGTTGGAGATGATGCTTACACCAACAGGAGCTAATATTCCAATGGCTGTATCTAGAGATCCTGAGTTTGTGAAATTTTTATCAAGTCTTCCACTTGATCCAATGTTCCGTGAGTCTATATATAAAGGCATGGCTGGGGGTGGATTTGCCAGCGGAACTGGTATACTTACGTCAAGATATCTTAAGACCGCAGAGGAGTTATCGGTTCAAGACGAAGCTATGAAGGGTCTTGAAAGAACTGCTGACATGAAGAACAAGAGGTCCTTAACTGACGAAGAGTCGCAGGCTGTAGAAACAGTAGAAGGACAGTACTTCTCTAAGATAAAAGACGCTCAACTTAAAGTTGAGGCTATTGATAAAGAATTATCTGACACTGATCGTTCACGTGTTAACGAACTAGGTCAGAGCTTGCAGTCTTACAACAACCAACTTTTTGAGGTTCTTAATTCACCGAACATGAATGAGGAGCAAAAGAATATGGTCATCAAAGCTCTTGAAGAAAAAGCTAACGAGGCAAAGGCTGAGATAAAAACTATACGTGAAGCTGCGGAGAAAAGGTTAGCAGACAAACCCATCGCAGATCAAGAACAAACTACAAGCCAAGATCAAACTACAGAGCAGGAAGTAGAAGCAGAAGTAGAAGCAGAAGTAGACGACTCTGTAGACTCTGATAAGGTTGATGGCACAATCAGAGAGCAATTCCAAGACTTAGATGATGTTGCTGATGCTGATCAAGTGGCGATACTAGATGCTGCTGATCAGGTAAAAACAATTATGCAAGATCAGGATCCTGATCTAAATATTGTGGTACACAAAACATCAGAATCGTACCAAGCGGCTACTGGCAAGAAAGGTAGAGGGGCTTACAATCCCAACCAGAAGACAATACATATTGATCTAACTAAGACCAATGACAAGTCAACGATATACCACGAAACATTTCACGCCTTACTATTTAGCAAGTTAAAAAGCGATCCTGCGATACAACAAAAAACTAAAGAGCTTGTTGAGCTTATAAAGCCAAATCTAGATCCAGGCGTTCAAAATAAATTAGACGAGTTCACCTCCATGTATGACGACAATTTCCAAAGTGAGGAAGCTTTGACTCAATTGTTTACATACCTAACTTCAGGAGAAGCAAACCTAGATAAGACTACCATTCAGAAGATTCAACAATGGATCAATGAAGTAGCAGATATGTTAGGTCTAAGTGCAATGAAGTTTACTGGAGAAAATATACAACGTGCTCAGGTTATTGATCAACTGAATGCGTTAGCTCAGTCGTTTCAAAAGGGTGAAGCCGTCACAGCAGAGCAAGCGCAGTTCTTAGGATCTGAAAAAGCTACTGAGACTGAAAGCCTGATTAGAGAGGAAAAGGTTGGTGAGTTTGAAAAGAACTACTACGAGGACACTGATAAGTTTCAGAAGCTTATTGATGACAACAAAGTGGTGTTTGTCGGTAACGCAAAAGAATACATTGGTCCTGACAAGGAGGTTGTCGTCCACCAACCAGATAATATGTTTGTTGGAGACATATCACACAAGGGTAAGAAAATTATCAAGGGCGAAGGAGGTATATACTACATCTTGAATGCAGGAAACGTTTGGGCATCTTCACCAAAAGCAACACGTACTTTAGTGAAGATGATTAATGAAGCGAGAGCAAAATCCAAGGATGGTAAAGCATACATGTTATTTGCTAGAGGTGCTCAAGATAAAATGATCAGCTCAACCATGGGTGTAAAAGCTAGCATGAAAGTGCTAGAGACTATGGTGGATGAAGGCATGATACCTAGATCTGATTTTAGATCATCATTGAATAGAGTCGGAAAGAAGTATGGTATTGATTTTAGTGGCGCAGATTCTGCAATCGCTATTAAGCAAGATATAGAGACAAAGTTTATGAAGGCAGATGCTTCAACCTTTGAGAAGCGTGGCACATTCTTTAGTGATCTAATAGCCGACCTTGGTAATACAAGTGATTTTGTAAACACTCCAGAGAATAAGAAGAGAATACAGAAGTTCTTAGGATCAAAGAAACGTATATCGTTTTCAAAAGCAGGGATCAGAAATGCTATTGGAGATATGCTAACCGAAAGAATACTTCAAGACCTACCAAACTCTCATGTATATGCAGCAGTAGAAGTTGATCAAGATGTTGAAGCGGTAGAGGATCCAACTCACGAAAGCTACAGCTCTGTGATAAAGCAGAAAGATGGTAGTAGACCACGATTGGTTGTCTTCAATCAAAGAGAAAGCGTAGATAAAGTATTAAAAACAAAAGACGGAGTAACAGCCGAGGAAGCTGGTAAGTCTTTTAGAGGTACGATAGGGATGGCTCAAGCTGGTATAGGTAGAGCTAGAATACGTGAACAAAAGGAAGACCTAGATCAAGCTCAAGGATACTTCGAACAAAACCAGAAGGTTGCTGAGGATATGCAGAAGCGTGACAATGATCTAAATGATACATTTGTTAGACGTGTATGGAGAGCTATTTTTGATAGACAAGCAGACGTTAAAAGACTCTTCAAAGGAGACCCCGATAGAAGAGTTTACAATGCGTTAGTTACAGCGGCAGGTGCTGGAGCAAAAGCCAAGTACGACTTTGAGCAGGTAAGAAAAAACATATTTGATGGTTTGTCTGAGGCACAACAAAATGCACTGAACCAAATCATTGCTTTGAGGCGTGTGGTTGAAATCAATAGAACTAGACAAGATAAAAGAGAGAGAGCTCAAGAGTTAGTTGATCAGTACGGTTCAGAGTTCACGCAAGATAAAGCTGACGAGATCATGGAAGATGACTTGCAGTTTTATTACGATTATGACAGCGACACTGGCAAGTACACCATTAGAGAGTTTAACGACTACGTAAGAAAGAACGAAAAAGGTGAGATCAACAAAGATTCTGCACAAGGTGCTCTTGAACAGTTAAGAAGACTTGATCCAGAAGCATATGATGATTACATAAAGAGATCAGACTTTTATTTTGATGCATACAAAGATATGCTCAAGACTTTATATGATTCAGGGAGAATATCGAGAGGTTCTTACATGTACTTCAGAGATGTAAACTACTCCCCTATTCGTCTCGTCAAGACGGTTATAAAAGACAATGAATCTTTATTCAAGGACAAGCTTGATCAGCAGGCTGGTGTGTATGGTATGACGGCTAAAGACATTCAGGCACTGACCGACAAGAATGAGAATGCTATCATTGATGATGCTGAGTATATGCTTGCTATGTCTATGGCTGCTACACAAAGAAAAGCATTCAACAACAGGTTGATGCAGAAGGTGGTTGAGGAAGTAAGAAAAAACCCAGAAGCATTCGAGCAGTTTGTAACAGAGGAATCTGAAGGCTCAAAAGAAAAAGGGTTTGTTCCCATCAGATACTTTGATAAAGGAGAGCCAAAGCTGATTTACATAAAAGAAGCTATAGCTGCTCAACTTCTTGATATAAGAACACCTGGTTTGTTGACTAGTGAGCAACTACAAAACATAAGTAAGTTCACAGGCGTATCTCTACTTAAAGCGTTTGCAACAGGAGCAAACCCTGCGTTTATTATTGGCAACACTGCAATGGATATCACAAATGTTGCTATGTTTACTGACGTGTATAGCAAGGTCAAACCAGTAGCAGTTGCTCAGGTTAGTTTTGACTACATAAAGAATGCTATTGGAAAGATAGTGTCAGATGCAAAAGGCGAAGGAAACTTTAAAAAGATATACGAAGATTTTCTCGCTCATGGAGGAGGCATGGACTTCTTATCCCAGCAAGGGATAGACGCATACAAATCATTGAAAGCACCTAGCATACTTGGATACAAGATTGCACCAGCTAAGCGCCTAGTAAACGCAATGGCTTACCTAGGAACCATGTCAGAGCAGGCTGTAAGAGTATCTGTTTATCAGAAGGTACTTAACGACAAAATAAAAGAGTATCAAAAACTGAATGGACTTCGACCAAAAGGAGAAGCACTAAGGGATATTAAGCTTGCTGCTGCCGCAAAGTCAAGAGAGACTATAGATTTTAGTCAAGGAGGAAGATATGCGAAAGATGCTGATCACGCGTTTGCATATTTAAATGCGGCAGTTCAGGGTGTAAGAAGACCTATAGATTTTGCAAGAGAAAATCCAGGGCAGTTCACTTCTAGTGTTGCTCAGGCTGCTGGGTTAGCATTCTTAGCGCCTATAGCTAACGCTTTGATACTTGGATTATCTGGATACGATGAAGAGGAAAGAAGAAAGATAATAAAGAAAATGCGTGAAGGATCTTCAAGGTATGAGAAGGCAAACTACATGCAGATCATCGACCCTAGAAGCCCGTTAGATAAGAATGGAAATGTAAACTACTATCGTGTTAGAAAACTGCCTGGACTAAATGTAATAACAACTCCAGCAACAGAGATGTATTATAGTATGATTACTGGCGACAAGTATGAATGGGCATCTACAGGGCAATCAATAAAGAACACCTTGCCTTTTTCTGGAGGGTTTGTAGACGTGTTAGGAGGTAACCCACTCATTTCTTCTGGCTTTGCTTTAGGCAACATAGATTTATTTAGAGGTCAAGACGTTGTTAGACTTAACCCACGTAAACCAATTGACAAAATTGCTGAAGTTGATGAGGATACAGCCGCACTATACAGGTATATTGCTGAGGGGTGGGATGCAACAGCAGGTAAATTAGGATTTGATACATTCAGTTCACCAAAGAGAAATCAAGCAGCTATGGAGAAGTTGATCACAAACCCCTCAACGAACCCACTAGTTGGACTTCTTTATGCTGGTCCTGAAGCTATATATCAAATGAAGAACAATGGTTTTGATACAAAATTTCTAATGACTCCAGTGACGGAACTTGCGAAAGGATTTGAGAAGCGACTTTACAGAACAACAAATCCAAACATAAAAATGTATGAACAGCAAGATAAGATTGAAGATAAAATCAAAGCGATCAACAGTAAAGAATATACTCTAAATAAAAAGGTGACAAAAATGATCCGTGATGTTTATGAAGGAAAGGATATGAAAAGTCTACCATCAGAAATCACTAGGTATATAAAAGAGAACTCAGACAAGCAAGACCATAAGAGGTTGATCAAGAAGTATACACAAAGAGTAAAGAGCATGGGGGTTCCTGCTGAGTTTTTTAACATTGCTCATGCAGCATCAGATAAGGAAAGAGCTCTTCATATACAAGAAATATATGGCGGCTCCTTAGACTCTGAAGAGAGACGTGAGCTAGAGAGATATATCAAAAGAATCTCTGGGAGAAGCATACCTAAGAAGACTTATGTTGAGTACAAGAAACTTATCAGTGAATAAAAAAAGAGACCTGGTTACTGTCTTCACCAAGTCTCTTCAACAAAAATCCGATTTGTAAGCTTTCCTAATACTTACTCTGTAAAGATAATAAAAAAACCCAATGGCGACTACTCCACTGGGTTCTTTTTTTTAATCTGTTTTAAGACTGACTAAAGGTCCGTAATGTTCGATGGTGTAAAGTTACAACAACGTTCTGTAATAAACAAAAAAAGCCCCCCTAAAATTTAGGAGGGCTACCAGCAATTAATTATCTCAAAATTGATGAATAACCTGAGCGATCAACATTATCATCACAACAAACTTACAACAACTCTTTCAATAAACCAACAACAACCTCGCAATCTTTCTGGTTTCGTGGCATATAAAGAACTGGAGTCTGTCCTGTATCAACTAGGTGCTTCTTGAATAGCTTCCACCGTATAGGGAACGACTCGTTTGGATTACCCTTACACTCGATAATAAACCTAGGTGGTTCTTGTACATCAATAAAGTCAGGTGTATACTTGATCGGAAGAATCTTCTTGTGTCCTTTATCATGGAGCACCTTCTTTGATGGGGTCTTTTCAAATGTAGACATGTTAAAATCAAACCCATCCACAATGGTGAAAGTCTTGCCTTCATAGATGTTTGGTATTTTGTTCTTCTTCAAGAGCCTGTACATGTGTAGCTCCAGCTTACTTGCAAACTTTATTCCGTCCTGCTCAACCTTGGTTGAACGTGTTATTTGTTTCTTCTTAGAGCGTCTCCTCATTGTCTTCTCTTATAGTGATGATGTCTTCTAGCTGGAGTATCTCGGAGAAGTAGTAGTATGCTTCCGTCTCATCCTTAGCTACACACCAGAAAGGATCCTCATCAAGTTCTATTGTCTGAGATGTTTGTGCTATGTATCTATTAAGGTCATTGATCCCTTCTCTCCAAAGCATCTCCATTGTGCTCTCATAGAACCCCTCAAATTCATTGATGCATATCACCGCCTCATGATCAGTGCAGAACAACTCCTTTGCCTGCCACTGAACCTCTTCAGCTCTGTATGTGGTTATGTTTATATCTAGGCTTTCATGAACCTCAACGTAGTAGTATAGGTCTTCATCTTGATACTTGCTCATGAAGCCAATCATGAAGAAGCTTATCGATAAATATTCCTCAGCATTAAGTGCTCTGTTAAATACTACTCTGTCGCTTGCTAAGCTCATCTATTGCTCTTTGAAGATATAGGACTTGATCCATAGCCTCTTCTTTGGCATGCTCCAGCCACTCTATCAAAGATAAAGGATTTCCTGCTAATGTGGTACCATACTTTTGTATACCCTTAGCGCTTCTTTCTTGGAAGAGGTCCACAACTTTCTTTACAGTTGGGTCGCCATCCTTCATAATCTCGTAATACTTTGTTACACTATCGCTCATTAATCAACCGATACCAAATTGTTTTTAATCCTTCTTCTACTACTCTACACACTATGTAAAACAGGAATCCTTGTATAAATACTGCTGCCATATTACTTGATCAGTTCTGGTTCTTCATTCGTCTTGGAAGAATCTGTCTTCATATCTTCCTTCAGTTGATCGAGGGCTGTCTGGTATCCAGACATCCGCTTCAAGGTCTCTAGCGTCCCAACCGAGAGGTCTTTCAGGTTTGCCATCTGTCCCAGCAGCGCCTGTACTAGACCCTCTAGATTCTTCACTTTGTTCCTCAGCTGTATTAGTTCGCTTTCTTTCATTGTCCATAGAATTTAAATCGCAAAAACAACCGCCAACATCTAGCCAGCAGTCACATATTCTTTGTTGTTTCAAAATAGATGTGTGAATCGAGCTATCTGCCCGTTATCTTTAGAGTGTATAAATCCTTCAACTGCTTTCGGAGCATGCTGATAGCCATTCCTGTGGTGCCAAGAATCAGTTCCAGATGGAGATCGTAGGGCTTCAACAGTAACTCCAATATAATCTTTGGCGATCTTGTGATGAACGTGATGCATGTATACATACCTATGTTTAGTCTGTGACCATTCTTCACGAGCCTCCTGCGCCATGAGAAGGGGGAGGTCAGCCTGCTTTGCTCCATCTCCATGAGTTGTTCCGATTAGTGAGTTACCATATTGGTAATATTTTCTGTGTGATATACTAACGTCAAACGTTACGTTCTCGCAGTTGCGATACCATGTCTTGATGGCATCAGCTAAGAAGAAACCGTTTGAGTAGTCATGGTTGCTAGGGTTGTACATTATATGTACATCAGCAAGAAGCATAAGCTTGTCGATGATCTCAACATAAAGCTTCTTTGCAATCAGGAAGTTGTTGTACCACATTCCGTCTGTATCCTGTGGTGTTCCAGCGGTTGTTGTTCTTTTCGGAGTATCGATGTGGAGGATATCGTTTCCAACCACAAGCACGACTTTATCGATGTTAAATCCTGCTGACTTCTGTAGGATCCCATCAACCCCGTCTCGTACTCTTTGGACTGCGATTTGATTGTTGTACTCTTCACCTGTCTCGAAGCTTGATGCCAGCTTCCCAATATGTATATCAGCAGGATCAACAACAAGTAGGCAACCATCAGTATAGTTTTCTCGCTCAATCTTTTCATAGTTAAATGTATGATTCTTTACATCATGTATGTGATCACGTAGCATCTCATCAAATGTAGGACCATCGTTTGCACTAGGTCTAAACTGAATCGACCACGCCTTGTCTTTATTCCAAGCCATACCAACACTGTTGATGTTGATACCCCTGTCATCACAAGCCTGTGAAAGGGCTGGATGTTCTGTCTGTCGTTCTTTTGTCTTGTGTCTGTACCTGAGCAATTTTGCAGTTTGGTGCTCAGTTCTCACGTCATCTTGGATTCCGTGCTTCTCATGTAGGAAACTTGCGATCTTTGCGAAGCTTAGACCCTGCTTGTCTCGCAGATCTAGACCTTCTTCAATTAGGACTTCAATGTTCATGGTATTGGCTATATAGTTCGTTTACTTGGTTCTTTAATTTAACGAATGATTCCTCCACCTTTTCATCTGCATCGGGCAAAAGTAAATAAAGCTCAACTTCCTTTACTAATCTATGCAATCTTCTTACTACATGCTCTATGTACTTCTGCCTTGTCCCTTTCATTCATTCTTATCCTGATGCTTCAGGAAGGATTCACCCATACTTTTGTCGTACTTCTTTATCTCTCGATAAATCATACGTGATTTCTTTCTTACTTCCGCCTTCTCTGATTTTGTTGCGTCTACTCCAAGCATCATGTAAAGATTAGCATCTAGCTCCAGCAGCAAACCTACCTTGCTTCTATCCTTTCCCTTGTACTTCTCAACTTTTTTGAAGTACTTATCAAAGTTAAAGGTCGTGATGTCGTAATTCTTCGCCCCTCTTGATTGAACAAAAATCTTTTCAAACGTATTCATAGAACTCTTTTTCATAAAATAACTTAAAATAATTGTGAATTACAAATAATTATCAATCTTTTTCAACATATTTCTTATACTCATGCTCATAGATCCTCCAGATTGTTGAAGCATAGTCGGTCTTAGGATATGTCTTTGGTGATTTAACCTTCTTAATTTTACCCTGCTCTACATACTCATAGATTATTCTGTACTCATCGCCATCAGGCTCTGGATAAACCTTACGGTAGTTGTTGATGCACCATACCATTGCCTTTCTCTCACTGTCGGTTGGTAGGTAGTTGTCTTGTGGTTTTTTCTTAGGTCTTCCCATGTTTTTTTAATTAGAATGGTAAGTCATCCACAACGAATGCTTCAGACGGTTGTTTTGTTTTCATATATTCTTCCTCCTTGTCAAAGATGAAGTGAGGGGGTGTGTCACCTGCGTAGTATCTTCCTGACGGAAGGTGATAGTTAAATATTTGCCTGCCCAAAAGTTCACCTTGAAACTTCATCTTCACCTTCTGTGTGATGAACTCGACCTGATCTTTCTTTACATACAGACCACCATCATCACCGTCCTCAAAGTGTCTGTAGATTGTGAATCCATCATGTGTCTGATTACGGAAATCAGCAGAACCTGAAACATCATACAGTGATGGCTTCACGTAACCACCACCCTCCATCTTCTGCATCTTGGTTGGGTGAGCCACTAGAAATATGATCACGTTATTCATCTGTGCAAACATTGTAAGCTGAGTAAGCACACGCTTGATCCTACTGATCTCTTTGTCTTTCATGTCATCATACTCTAGCTTATTGAATGCATCAATAACAAAGATGTCTACACCGTAGATAAACATCTGCTCCTTGAACTTCTCAAGCAACCAGTTCCATGTAGGGAACCTGCCTTCTTCAGGTGATGTGAGGTATAGTCTTTCCTGTGCCCACTCCTTATATCTTTTAATCTCATCACGACTAATGCGTGGAAGTCCAGGGTTGTCCAAGAAGAAGTTCTTCCCGTAAAACTTCTCAATGAAAGTTGTCTGATGAAGCTCCATTGGATGGTGCTCAGGTGAAAAGAACGACGCCTTCATGTTGTAATCTCTCATCAGATTCATCACATACCACTCAACAAAGTTAGATTTACCGTGTGAAGGTATCCCTGTTGCTACGCAAAGGTGACCACGCATCACACTGAATATGTCATTGAGTTCACCAAAACAGCTGTGCTTTGGGTAGTAGGTTTCGGGCATTCCATTCTCATGCAGGCTCATGATGCCGTCATAAAGATCTTCTACTGTAAACGTTCCACTGGCAGGATACTTCTTTGCGTTATTTAAAGAATCCTTTAATACGCTCTCCCCCTTTTCAAGATCTCCGTTCGCATCTTTATTAGTGAACAGAACTCTCTCACATCTGTACCTACCAAGGCGTTGTGCTATCTTCTCAGACACAACCTCACCCTTATCGTCATTGTCCGTGCATATGTAGAACTTCTTTACATCCTGCAGATACTTCTCGCAGTTGATCCAGAAGTCATCGTTATCGTTCGCACCGTTGGGTATGCTGATTGTGTTCTTATAACCACACTGGACCATAGCGAGCACATCAAACTCTCCCTCGACTATGTAAACCTCATCCTGTCCAACTGCTGCATTAATATTGTAGAAGATAGGTTTTGTCTGTGCTGTCTGCGTAAAGTGCTTGGCTGAAGATCTATACTTCTTGTTTACTAACACATCTCCCTCGAAGTAGTTGAACACGATGTTGTTCATCTTCTTTCCTGCCTGTGGTTGGAAGTACTCCTCTTCAGTTACATTCATATTCACAAGGGTACTTTGTCTTATGCCTCTTGATTCACACCACTTCACTAAATTATCAGACAGGTTGGTGTAGTTCTTCCAAGTCTGCTCTGGAAGCTTGTAGTCTATACTTATAACTTCTTCCTTGTTTCCACGTATAGATATAGACTCGCAGTGATGGCACTTCGCTACGCCCTTGTTTATGTTTACACTTAAGCTACGATCTCTTTTGTTCTTTCGCTCAGGAGAACACGATGGGCAAACTACTTTTACCTGCCCAGTCGTTTTATTCTTAAGGTCTATTGAAGACCAATCAATTGTTCTGATCATAAAAATTGCTTCGGTTGTCTTATTATACTTCTTCCCTTGAATCCTTTTCCAGTACGCTTCTTGTACCATCTAAGGAAATACTCCTTGTATTCTTTAGGACTTATAACAGTCTTGCCTGTCATCGTAGCGTGGGCAGTGAACTCTTGAATGTATCCTTGAAACTGCTCTTCACTGATCTTCATGTTGTTCTTGATCGCATTGCACCACACCTCGTTGGCTAAAGAAAATTCTTTGGCACTCTCTATTATTACTATTGATTCTTCACTTATTACTTTATTTACTTCTTTAGTAGTGGTTGGCTCTTGGTTACCACTTGGTTGGATGTTGGTTGGATCTTGGTTAGTATACATCTCATTACTCTGGTAAGCGTCATAGTTTACAATAGTTACGAGAGTATATAGCTTGGTTGAATTTACCTTAACCTCTTCTGTCTTGACCAAGTTCTTAAGAGCTGTTCTTATGTTCTGTCGTGAAAGCTTTAGTTCTTTTGCAAGGTGATCATGTGAGGTAATCAGCTGCCCCCTTTCGATGGTTATGTCTTGCCAGTTTTTTGTTTTGTAGTTGGCTTTGATAAGTAGATGAATGAATAAACGGAACGTGTTAGGATTCGTATACCATCCCCACTCCTGTATCTTCCTGTTTAGTCGGATAAAAGTATTGATCATCTCCAAAGTAGTTTTTCTTAACGTCATCAGGCATGCTGTTTATTCTATCCTTAAGGTAGATCGCACGGTTGATTAGTTTTATGTTAAACGATTTCACTCTATCAATCTCCTGAGTCAAACTGGGTTTGCTCATGTTTCTTATGTAGGGTATTGCTCTCTTTATCTTTATGTCAATGTCGGTACACAAGTCGATGACTCTCTTGTCGTTCTCTAAGTACCCAGAGATTGTTTTAACCGCATGAAGCACGGTCGCATGATCCTTTTTCTTGCCGTCCTTTTCAACAAATATTGCGCCTATTGATGATAGGCTTAGAAGTGTATACTTTTTAAGGAAGTACATGGATATCTGTCTAGCCTCTACTAGATGACGCCTTCTGTTCTTGACGTTCTTTAGTGGATCCCTGCCAACAACCCCACCTACGATTTCAATGATTGCTATAGGGTTTAGGTTCTTCTTTGTTTCCTTGTCTTTATCTATCATATTAAATTAAATTAAGACTACAGGGGAGGCTACCGTTCCTCCCCTTCTTGTAGTCAATACATACCAATCTTAGAACGGTAGATCATCGGCTACAACAGCGGTCTTGTTTGTTGTCTCAAACGCTTGCTGTGTTGATCCTGAAGGTGAATCCTGAAACTTGGACACCATAATCTTTCCTAGATCATAACGCATCTGCGTTGTCTTGTCATAAAAAGAAAGACTGATAGAGTTGTCATCCCACTGAGTTCCCTCAATGGCAAAACGTTTACCACCTGTGATCTTCTTGTCAGATTCAGATACAGTCTTGTACTGATCCTTGTCAGGCTCGGTAATGATTTTGCTTTTGATGTCATCAGCATAAGATGAAACTGTTTTGATTGCACGAGAAAATACCTCGTAGCTTAGTGATCCGTAAAATTTAGTTTTTACTGCCATAATTAAATAATAGGGTTAATAATCCGTTCTCCAAGACCAACGGACAGGTCTGTTAAATACTCACGGCATATCTCTATGCGTTCGTACAACCGCTCGATATCCTCAGGGTTATACTCCACCTCAAACTTCTTGATGCGGAGTTCCTCAGGGATGTCAGCGTATTGAAGTCTTTCGTAAACCTCGGCTTCGAGGTCCATAGGAACTTCAATCATTCCAAGTTTCCATCCCAGTCTTCTTACCTCATCCTGAATGAGCTGTGTGGGAGTGTCGACAAGGCAGTACACTACGCTCGATGTGTTTACATCTGTTAGCAACATGTAGCCCTGCATCTGCCAATAGTAATCCTTGTTTGGCAGGTGGTCTTCGTGCATTGGGAATGTTGTGAAATCCCATGAAGACTTAATATCAATCAAGCATACTTTGTACTTGTCGCCAATCTTAGGTCTGTCAATTATATCAGGAGTACCGCAGATGTAATCATCCTCGAAAAACTCCATGTTCTTTTCAAAGCCTAGTCCTGTGACGTTGTTAAGCATCTTGATTGAATCATCCTCAACTTGTATTCCTTTGCTGAGGTACTTCGACTCTATCTCAGTTGTCTTTCCAAACAACACCTCCTTGTGTATCTCCTGAAGGTAACGCTTAGTAGTGGCGGATAGTAAGTCCTTCTTGTTTCGAGGATTTACCATCAGCTTGCCAAGCGCAGAGCATCTGAATCTATACTTAGAGAAGTCAGTCGTTTTCATACTTCTTGAGAATGTGGTGAAGGGTTCCTTTACTACTGATCGCAAAGTGCTCCATCGTTTTCTTGTACGATTCGCACTCCTTGTAGTATTTATATATTGCTTCATGATCGTGCTTCTTGACAAAGCTACTAGCATGTATAGCATGAGCAAGCCTTTCAGCTGCTGGTCTGTCCATGATGTTTTCTCTCATAGTCCCAATGGCTATGTTGTCAACATGATTGTTGTCAGGGTTACCATCAAGATGTCGAACAACCATACCCTCTTGGTATATGCCTTCTCCAAATTTTTGGTACGCCTGTAGACGGTGGGCTGCAACGTTGATGTTCTCACCGTTTTCGTCACGCATCTTGAAACGTCTGTAGCCGTTTCCATGTGTGAACCCTACCTTCTCTTTCTTTAATCCTACCACATCACCCTCTTCGGTGATGCGGTATCCTTTGTCGTAGGCTTTTTGTTCAAACCTTCTGAATCTCTTTGACATAATTTAAGATTTTACTTTTTCTGTTACTTTATATAGTTTATCTGACTCTTCTTTAGAGAAGTCTGGTGATTCCTCCTCGGAATATGCGCCAGCCTGATAGAATCCTGTAAGTTTTAATACGGCTCTACTCATAGCACGCTTCTCAGCAATAGCTACGTGATACTGGTTCTTGCAGTTGGTCTTTCTATCTGCCTCACCGAATGTCTCGATGTAGTTGTCCCCAAGCGAAGCTTTAGCCATGACTACACAAAACTCTCTGTCTAGTGCTAGTACTTCGTAATTGATTACAACGTTTGATTGTGCTTGAATCTTATCGATTCCAGTTCTTCGGATGATTGTCCATCCTTGTGCATGTTTGAACATGTCTGTTGGCGTGAGGTTATACTCCTTGTACAACTTCACTAGTTGCGCTCTGTCGCTCATACTCTTCTTTTATTTGATTTAAATTAATTACTCCTTTCTTTAATAGCTTATCGATTCTCTTGTTGTAGCTGTCTATGGTCTGCTGTGCTTGCATAACCTTCTTGTCGTTTACCCTGTCCGAATAAACTGTAAGCTTTACTGAATCAGAAAGTGCTTCGATTCCATTCTCATAAGCATACCATACTCCGTGTATAGGCACTATCTTGTATAAAGACGATACCGTGGTGTAGAGTTCAAGCTTACCATCGAGGTCTTCTATCTTTAACCCCTTGTAAAAGTAAGTCTTGCTCCCATCCATCCACTTGTATGCAGTGTGGTGGTCTGGTATGGATCTCCAGATTACCTTCAACATGTAATCTCTATCTTTCATCCTAGTAGTCTTTGAATCTTAGCATAGTATCTCTCTCTTCTGACGAGGAGGAGCGCACGGTTTCGTGCTCTCCTACAGAAACCTTCATCAGATATCTCGTGCATTCCGTATCTTAAAGATAGGTTGATGATTGAAAATTTCAGGCTCGATATATCGTCCTCCACGTAGCGAAGATGGGCTTTCCTCCTCGCCTTCTTGGACTGGTACGACCTCATAATCGACCTCAAGTTCATGTATACTTTTCTCATACTCTTCTTGTTTAACTCGCTCAAACTCCTGCTCCATCCAATGCAACTCAACACGGTTGATGTTAGCGACGAAGTGTTCGTTTATGTCATCGAGTATTGTTTTTATGTAACTCATTTTATTGGATTAATGTTAAGTGTTGCAAGGAACTCCTTGAACTTACTCCACCACACGTTGTGCATGTAGTGTAGGTTGTATTGACTTTGCGTCAATGCCTTGTATCGGGTAACACCGTCACTACCTGTATAGGCAATGACGTGTACCCCTGTCTTTAGCCTAGTTATCTTACGCACCTGCTAGAGTTTTGATTGCCTCAATCTTAGCACGTAGTCTTTCGACTATAGTCTCCTCCTCAGTCAGTTCGTCTTCTAACTGATAAAGAATCTGTGAACTCAGCTGTTGAACTACTTTTGGTGTAAACAAATCCAGTTCAATCATTGCAGTATTCCCGTTGGAATCAGTCACTCTGAGACCTGCTCCATCAACCTCGATTGTGCCCTTGCTAAAGTGTTGTTGACTTGACCTCGAACTGCTTATCATCTCTGGTTGTTGTGTTGGAACATACTTAAGTAGAGTGCCTTTCTTGTACGTTACGCCAAACTTGTCGTAATAAATCTTCTGTACATCGTCAGCATCATACCAACTGAGTGTTCTGAGGAAGTCCTTGCCTTGTTTGGTAAGCCTACCTCTTGATAGTTTTTGCTGAGGTTTCTCAGCTGTGAAATTAAATAAACCTGCCATAGGATAACATGTATTAAGTTTTGCCTACTCTGTTCCAGCTTTTCGGCTTCCGCTGTAGAAGGTGAGGGTTCAGGGGGAGACCCTCGGTGTAGCATTACTAAATCTATTAACTATAATGAAAACCCCCCTGATTATGTATTGTCTAGCTTGATTATTTCTGAATAAGGGCACGTGTCCGCTATCATTTGTGCGCTTTGCAAAGTCTTTGCTTTTACTTTTTTTTGCCCGAAGATGACGGACTTTTTAAGTATCACTAAATATTTGTATGGATGTCTCATAGATTCGAACTTTGAGGCGAATGTAGGGATAATTTCTTACCCCCACAAACTTTTCAACTAGAAATTAACATTTCTGTAGAAGGTGAGGGCTGTATGCTATACCTATAAAGGATTTGTTTTTTTATTAGATATGCTTGTTTACTTTTCACATCACCTTTAGCGGTGAACGTAACTAACTTTAGACAATTGTCTTGTATGCATTTCTTGATATCCTCAGGGTAAAACCATTTGTATTCAATGCCATCCCATATAACCCAATAATCTGCCTTGGTTGTAGATAGGGCTGATGGCTTTCCATCGAACGTAACTTCGATTACGATATTTCCCGTTTCTTGACTCATCTCGTCTAGTTTGACTTCGACTGCGATGTTTTTCTCAGGAACATAGATGTCCCACTCTTTGAAATACCCCTCCTGCATGTATGCTTTAGGGTACTTAGTATGTATCATGTCTAGAACATTTTTCTCTATCTGTTTTCCTCTCTCTAAATCTTGATAAAATGTCTGCATATGATAACGAATGTAGGGATAGATATTTACCCCTACAAACATTATCAACAGAAATTAACAAACTCTGAATCCATTTGCCTCCTCCAAGAACGTAATGAACCGCTTCAGATTCTCCACGTCAAACACGTAGCTTTGCGTGTCGTCTTCGTACTGCTCCACAAGGGTGTGCAACCTATCACGGTCACGTAAAAGTTCCTTGAGACCGTCGCAAATAACCTTAGACGTGTGTCTGTCAATAGTTCTTCCATCGTTGAAGCTTAGAGTGGCTTCACGGTTTTTCGTGTAGGCACCCTTCTCGACCAATACAGCGCAAATGAGGTGCGCTAGAGGTCTCCAGTACCAAACGTTGTTTCTGAAGTAGTACCCCTTGTTACTGTCGTAGAATTTTTCCATTTCAGTAAAATACTTGTCCCACTTCGGGCTTTTAAATTCCACTTGACCTTTTGGTCTGCGTGGTTTTCTTGTGTTGAGAACTGGTTTTAGTCCATAGATGTCGAAACCCATAGTATAGATATTTAAGATTAGTATATGAAGCAGGGGCAATGCCCCTAAAATCAACAAGAGTTCGGATAGTATTTATCCTCGTCATTGTTGTTCGCCCACTCACACGCTTTGTCGTTGACGTTGTAGTGCGTTTCTGATACATAGTAACCGTAGTCACGCCACCATCTGAGTTCCCTTTCAAGCGTGGATTCCTCCTTTGTTTTGCAGTTCATTATAACTTCCTCAAACAAATCGTGTAATTGGTTGTAATAGTCCTGCGCTTGCTCTGTTAGCACGTTAACTCCTGTTTCGTCTACACGATACATTTTGTTATCGTCCCCATAAGATTGCTTGAATAATCCCCTAAGGCTTTTTGTAGTTAGTTCATCAGCCAGTTCTGTAACGTTGATTGTTGCATTCATTTTAGATATATTTAAGATTAGTATATGAAGCAGGGAGCTTAAGGTGTCCCCAAACCTTTCAAGCATTAAAGCTTGTACAGTATTAAATAACCATCGTTACAATATCCATCGGTATGACCTTCTGTATATAACTCGTCTAGCCACCCCGTAAAGGTGTTTTCGTCGGCTTCTAAATTGCTTAACAGTTCGCTGTCTTTGCTTAGGTCATTAGTTATTCCTAAAAACTCTTCATGAGTCAGTAGTTTAACATCGTTAGTGTCGGGTTGGATTAGTAATCCATAGTTTCCTTTTACTGGCATAAAGTGTATAGCCCCGTGGTCTTTTCCGATTTCGGCATGTATGGCATTCGTTGTTACGCCTTCGTGGTAGGTTACTTTAACCTCTTCACTTCCTAGTGATGGCAAGTATCTCCTAGCAAATTGTGCTCTCGCTAATTCTAAGGCGTTGTAACGTGCGTTGTCCTCGGTCATGTCAGTATATGTAACATCCTCGATGATTCCGCTATCTGAGTAGCCCTCACCGTTCCAAGTGTCAATAATAATGTATCGCATAATATATAAGTTAAGATTAGTATATGAAGCCTAGTTAGAATTGCTCCTAACTAGATGTTAACTAGCCTATGCCAGTCGGTTTGTTTTAGAACACTTTCTCCCCTTTTTTTGAGAACGAGAAACTCTCTATCTCGTCACATTCTAACTGCTCCATGCATTCCCAATATATTTTTGTCCTTTTGGGATAGGTGCAGTACTTCAGGTAGTGTTTTTGTTTTCCTCTCATGTCAACCGTAGTGAATACGTACAAGTGCATAGTTTTTAGTTTTAAGATTAGTACATGAAGCAAGGGATTTTTACCGATCCCTAGGCGGTGTTTTCTACCAACAATGTTCCATCGACCAATGTGGGTTTTTAGGATTGAAGTCCTCATCTAGCTTGACCTCCCTGATTGATATGCGAATATCATCATCACAGTTTGACCTGTATAAATCATCATACTCTTCGGGGTCTTCATAGAACCTGATGGTATCCTTGTACTGTAAAGTACGTTTCTTCTCAACGTCCACAAGTGAACGGAAGTGTTGTTTTGCTTTTACTTCACTAGCATAGACTTGAAACTGATTCTCGCTGTGTGAATGCATCATGTAGGTAACAACGTAAACTTTCATAATAGATATAATTTAGATTAGTATATGAAGCATGGAGACTTACGTCCCCATTCGAGTCCATGCATTGTTCTTGCAGAACTCACCAATGGCATCACCATTAGCCTTGATTTTCTCGTAGTTCTCTACGTGATTCATCACCGTGTCGATAGCCTCCTGCTCATCGGCTAGGTTGATGTGTGGAGTTGAGAATCCACCAAAAAGTTTGATGGTGTACCCGAACTCACTTGTCTTCTTGCCAAACGGTGTGTACGTGCCGTTTTTGTACTCGAACATCTCATTCTTTGTGTCTTGCATTTTTGGTTGCATAATAGATATAGTTTAGATTAATATGTGAAGCAAGGGAGGGTTTCCCCTCCCATACTGTTACCCTAGGATGTAGGCACTAGCTTTGGTAGCTTGTTGCATTGCGAAGAAGCATTGCTTTGGCTTGTCCTTGAATCGCTTGACCCATCCTTTGATGTAGGCGATGCTGTTCTGTTCTGTATCCTTCGGATTCAGTCCCACAAAGCCTTCTAGATACATAGAACTAATCTCTGCGACTAGTTCCTCTTGTGCATAGGTGTCATCCCCCCACTTGTTGACGTCTAGAAGTGTACTTCTATTCAGTCTAGACTCGTGACCAGTTGAGTGTGCCAGTTCGTGGAAGAGTGTCTTGTAGTAGCTGTCGCTGTCTACGAACGTCTCAATCTTTGGCATGTTCACTACGTCATCACTTGGTCTGTAGTAGGCTTGGTCTACCTTATGCACTAGCTTGAGGTTTCCGTCTCTGTCGATGTACGACTGGACGAGGTTCTCAGCTACTTCAATCGGTTGGTTATCGTTGCCGTTGTCCTCGATTTCTTCGAGTGGCTCAATGCCTTCCGTTTGCCCTATATTAAACACCTTGTAGTACATCCATGTGAATGTCTCACGGTATCGGGCAATCTCCTCTCCTTTGTCGTTTGTAATCGTCTCGTTGAGGTTGACTTCTTTGATTTCTGCAGGTTTCAAGTACTTGCCAGTCTTCATGTCCTGATAGCCTATTTTCATTAGGTAGACATCAGTTGATTTACTGCCTTTTATGATTGTTCCTCCAAGGCTTTTTACTTGCTTGAAGGTCAACCATTGGTTGTACTGGAATCCGTTTGACATCATCTCGAAGTTCAGGAAGAAGACGTTGAAACCGTTGTAGTAACGTCCCGTGACACGGTTGCGAGGTGCATTCGCTTGTCCTGATTTCCATGGCTTAAACCACTTCATCCCTTTCTTGCTGATTCCCTCGATAACTGCATCGTTCACCTTTTTGATAATTGCATCTTGATTCATAATATAGATATTTAGATTAGTATATGAAGCTGGGGAGACATGCTCCCCGTTGTACTAGATAATGTAGCGCATTCTGTTGTGTAGGAACCAGTAAGCCTCCTGCACTCCATCAGCTGAACCTAAGTCTACTTTGCACTCTTCGTGTATTGCTCCTCTCTTCCATCCAGTCATGTAGAATCTGAAAGATATTTGATTCACGTGAGGCGAGTAGTCAACGAATAATTGAGCGTTGCTTATCCTATCTCTGTCGGCATTGTCAATGATTGCTTGGCTAACGAGTTCCATAAGTTCTTTAATAGTTTTCATAATAGATATAAATTAAGATTAGTAATGTGAAGCAAGGGGTCGTTGTGACCCCGTTGTACTTATCGACTCAAAACCTCCCGTACTTCAGTGCTGAGATTCTTGCACACATCCAAGAAGGTGTCCTCTGTGATGTTGTCGTTTAAAAGTTCTTGTGAAGCTAAGTTGATTAGAAATAATACATCAGATTGCATAATAATAGATTTTTGTGATTAGTAATGTGAAGCGAGGTGTACCGTAGCACACCTCAGTTTTGCTTTTCGACCTATCAGGTACTACCTAACGGTAGCCCATGGTTTTATCTCCCATGGCTCATCAGACATACTTGTAATCTTATCTAATTTCGTTTGACCTACCATCCTGTCTCGGTTGGCTCCACCTACGGTGGGACTCGCTGTTACCTTGTCGTGCTACGCCTGTTTTACTACCACATCGTAGTGTGGCACTGGGTAGCCTGCCGAAGGGCTGAGTGAGTGGGTCAGTATTTCAAAGAGCGATGCCCCAAAGATATAACAATGAGTTCGAATCTACCAAATATTTTTTAAACTTTTTTTAGAATCCTAGGTTTTACGGGGGCTCACAAGGCATATTTTTTTTTCGCAGGGTTGACTACAACTGGCAAAAACACCACAAACACTAGCTGAGCCCTTGCCACCATTGACTTAACCTGCATTTCTTAACATTTCTTTAGCTGTTACTGGACGCAATGATACGACATGGAACGTTTAGTGTATTGTAGAATATAAGAGGTGGTTATGACGTGCCTCTTAGCATGAGCTAGTAGGACACCGTCCCCCATGGAGGGGGTAAACGTCAAAAGTTTTGCTGTGGGTCCAGTATGGTGGTGGGGGGTGGGGTTTAGGATTGCGTTTTTCTGTAGCGGTACGTCGTGCGGAAATACATACTAACCCACTACTTCTATATATCTAACGTGGCACAGAAATACGACATTAGCTGTACTAGTAATTAGGTGTACAGTTACTTGTCATGTTTTTACGCCACATATGTTAGTTGTTGGTGGAATGAAATATGATGTCTATCTTTGTAGTCTCATAGGAACTTCGGTTGAACCTCTAGACTGCATGTATGTAAACGCACTCGGATCTAGGGGTTCTTCTTTTTTTGGCATCTAGGGGGTCTATATTTTCATTATCTTTACAAAATGGAAATAAGGATAATTATACAACCACCCTATGCGTTCTTAGTAGGATTCGAGGCAGTAAACAGAATAGACCAGGATGATAGTATTGTGGTTGATGGAGTGGCATTTCACTTCCTATTAATAAGTGTAGAGTTTAGATGGAACTAAAGACTAGGACTAGTTGCTTTCTTAATGAGTTTTACTTTGATCAGTTTCTTGTGTGTTTTAAAAGCTACAAGTACTATGGCAACACTAGACAGTTTCGGGTGTATAACTACGACAA